CTACGAGGTGCTACGACCTGGCGTTTCCCGGGCGAGCGGGGCGTCAGTGGCCCCTTGCCGCGCGGCCTCCGCCTCGATCTGGGCCGCCAAGGTCCGCAGGAGCAGCGCCTTCTCCTGGGCGGACCGCGGCCGCTCGTCGAGCGCGTTCAGGATGACTTTCTGCTGCCACTCCTCCAACTGCGCCAGGGGGCCGGCCTCTGGCGCCGGGCTGGGGGCAGGAGCCTTGGATCGCTCCAGCTCCCGCAGGATGTCCGCGGCTTGGGTCCGGCCCGTCTCGGCAAGGCGGGTGGAATCGATGCCCACGACCCACGCCATGTGAGCCAGGGTGGCGTGCGGCGCGGTCACCTGACTGTCAGAGTCGCGCCGGTAGCCCCTCTCGATCTGGCGCCATCGGCTGCCCGAGAACTTGACCTCCATGCGTGCCGCCGCCGTCTCGGGGCTCAGCCCAGAGGCCTCGCGCGCGAGGCGGATGAGCGTCGCCTCCGCCGGCGGTGGGGGTGTCGCCGGTGCTCCCATGCCCGTCTGCCCCTGCCTGCTCTATATGCGGTGTTGGACTTTCTTGGACTGTACCGGACAGGGCAATCCTGCTGTACAGGGCTCCGCACACAACCCCCACATTCGGACGATCCCAGTGCGAGGCCGAATCTGAATGTCAAAGAATGTGCGAGTTACCGACCAGTAAAGGCTTGTACTGTCAGAGTCAGTCACATACAGTCTCGAACATGAGAACCCCGATAGACCCCCGGCGACTCACGCGACGCAGGGTGGAAGCGGGACTGAGTCAGAACGCCCTGGCCCGCAAGGTCGGCGTCACCAAGCAGCTCGTGAGTGCGGTGTCGCTCGGCAGGGCGAACTTCAGCCCCGAAACTCTCGCCAAGGTCGCCGAGGCCCTGGGATGCGAAATCGCAGACCTGCTGCCCGAAGACGACGCCGAGTTCCACGCCAAGACCCAGCCGCAGAGGCCCGCCTGATGTCCGCGCGCATCTGCCGCACGGCCGAAGAAGCCTTTCAGGCCGGCTGGGACGAGAAGTGCGACCACGACACCGACCCCGGTGTGTGCCCCGAGTGCGGTCTGACCGACACCGAGATCGCACGGCTCGTGATCCTGCTCAGCCACCCGGCGGCCCCGACATCGGCAGTAAGAGCGGCGGCCTGATGCGCGCCCCCATCGACATCATCTGCCGCTGGCTCTGCGGCACATGCGGCCACCGCAATCCGGTCTTCCGGTTCGAGTGCCGCCGCTGCCGAACCCCGCGGCCCTGAACGTGCTGAGGGCCCGCCGTGCACCCGGCGAGCCCTCGGCCCACCACCCATCACCTTGAGAGGAACGAGGTGGACCCGATGCGTCCCAGCATCCCACAATCCACCCTGACCCCGGACTCCCTGGCGTATGCCGAGGCCGACCGCACACGTATCGAGCGCAACGATCTCCGCGACCTGCTGAAGGCCGTCCGCGACGCTCTCGACGTTCCGCCCGGTCACCGGCGGCCCACGATGCTCGACTCGCGTGCGCTGCTCGTAGTCGGCACCCTGACCGACGTCCTCGACGGCAAGGCCAGTCTGGGCATCGCCTGGGAGACGGAACTCATCCGCCAGAAGGTGCGCGAGGACGGCAGCCATGCCTGAGCCGCTCACCGACGACTACCTCAAGCTGACCCAGCAGCACATCGCGGCCGTCCCCGCCGGCCCCTGGGAGCTGATCCCCAACGACTACGGCGTGCCCGAAGCTGTCGGGCCGATCAGCTTCCTGGAGACGGCGTCCGACGAATACCAGCTGCCCGTCGTCCAGTTCGTGGGCCACGCCCGCGAAGCCCTGCCCCGGTACGTCGGTGAGGTCGCCCGACAGCGGGACGAGATCCGCTCCCTCCTGGCCCGCCTGCGTGACCTGGAGCGCGTACGGGGCGGTGACCGCCGTGACCGCTAAACCGCTCAGTCCACTCGCCCTCGCCCGCGTTCGGACCAGCGTGGAGCGCAACCCCAGCCACCCGTCCGCGGTCGTTGTCCGGCAGCTGCTGGATGAAATCGACCGGCTCAAGTCGCCGCAGGTGCTGGCCGAGTGGGACCCCGACGTGGAGTGCCCTCTCACCCGTCGGCAGCTGGAGGTCCTCATCAGGACTACCAACGGCGAGACCTGTGAGCGGATCGGCCCGCAGCTCGGCATCGACCCCAAATCCGTGAGGAAGCACCGGCAAGGGGCCATGCGACGACTCGGCGTCCGTTCGACCGCGACGGCAATCGCCATCTGCCTCCTGAACGGCTGGTTCCCGACCGGCGCTCTCACCCTCCCGGCACAGCCACGTCGCATGTCACGGGTCGTGGCCCGCAACACCTACCGGGAGCGCGCGGCCGCACTGCGCGAGACGCCCGGCGAGTGGGGCGTAGTCGCCTTCTACGACAGCGGCCCGACAGCCCGGCAGAGCGCCTACCGCCTCCGGACGGGCTCCTTCAAGGCCTTCCGCCCGGTCGGCCGCTGGGAGTCCGAGGCATTCACCCGCGACGGCACCCACGGCGTCCGCGCCCGCTACGTCGGTACCCCCACCACCCTGGAACTGGAGGCGTCATGAGCGCCCTGACGCTCGACTGGCGGGGCACCGTGATGCCCGACGGAAAGGGACCGGAGGGCAACGCCGTACGAGCCCGGCTGCGCGAGCTCGCCGAGCAGCACCCCGTCGGCTCCCGCGTCGTACACGCCTGCGGCCGCCAGGGCACCGTCGCCGTCGATCAGCCCCAGCACGTCCCCGGGCTGTTCACCGGCGAGCCGAGCGCCGTCTGCCTGGCCGGTAAGGCACACGACCAGCCGATGGTCTTCGTCCACTGGGACAACGACTCCGGTCTTACCTGGGGCGTCTGGGTGCGAGCGGACAAGATCCGCCGCAGTGCGCCGCGCGCGGCGAACCGGCCCAGCAACAAGGCCCGGATTGGGGGCCGCTGATGCGGTACGCGCTCATCACGTCGGACGGCGAACTCACCGACCACGACGACCAGCCCGACTGGGACGCGCTCGTCGGCACCGAGGGCAAGGCCCGCGTTCACCTGCCCCGCCTGGCCGTCACCGGCTGGGTCAGCGACGACGGCCTCCGCTTCCCGGACCAGTACCCACGCAACGTCGTCGGCTCCTGCGTCCTGATCACACTCGGCGCCCGTCTCCAGCCGTACGCCGGACCGATCGTCCTCACCGGATGGGACCCCACGTGCACGGCGCGAGGGTTGCCCGAGATCTGCTCCATGCCTCGCCCCACCGACTTCCTCGACACCGTGCATGGTGCTGTTCTCAAGGCCATCAACGGTCAGACCCCACGCGACTTCTCCCCATCCTGGGCCGAGCAGACTCGCGAGGTCGCAGAGCACGTCCGCACCGCGCCCAGCCCCCGCCTCACCATCCGGTCGGTGAGGCTGCCGTGAAGACCACCCGTCCGGCGTCAACGCCGTCTGCCGCCGCCGCCTTGAGGAGGGCGGCCGCCGTGGAGGTCAAGGCAGGAGAGGCGCACCGTTCCGCGCCCGTGACCCTGCCTGCGCCGGGCGGGTCCCCCGCCACCCGTACGGCGTCAACGTCACCTGCTGCCGGTCTGGGAGATACGGCAGCGGGAGCGAAGGCGGCTGAGGGGCCTTCCGATTTCGAGGCCCCAGAGACCCCGCCTGCGCCGTACGGGCCCCAGACCACTCGCCCGGAGTCAACGTCACCCGCCGCCGGACAGAGCACGGCCGCAGCGGGATCCAAGGCAGGAGAGGAACCGCACAGTGAACTCGGTACCTGAGACCCCGCCTGCTCCGGGCGAGTCCCACACCTCCCGGACGGCGTCAACGCCACCCGCAGCGGAGCTGCTCGCGGCCGCAACGGGAACGAAGGCAGGAGAGGGGCCGTCACGACGACTGACCCCGGCCCCCGAGACCCTGCCTGCGCCGTCCGGGACCGCGACCGGGTCAGAGACGACCATCCGCGTCTCCGACCCGGTCGCCCCGACCGCGCGGCTACTGCTCGCCGCTGGAGCCTCCGAGGAAGCCTGGCGTGAAGCGCGGGCCGGTGGTGCCGGCGGCTCGGACGTGGCCGCCATCCTCGGCATGGACGCCTACCGCGGACCGCTGCATGTCTGGCTGGAGAAGACCGGCCAGGCCTCAGAGCGCCACAATGCGCGGCTGGAGAGAGCCGCCCGGCGCGGCCACCGGCTGGAGGGCCTCGTCGCCGAGTTCTTCGCCGAGGACTCCGGTCTTACGGTCATCGACTCGCCGGGCACCCTCCAGCATGTCGACCACCCGCACTGGATCGCCAACCCCGACCGGCTCACCGTCGCGCCCGACGACCAGGCCCGTGACGAGCTGGGCGTACTGGAGTGCAAGTCCCGTACCTGGCGCTCCGCCCGCATCGAGGGCTGGCACGGCGAGCAGGCACCGGATCGGCCCGCGATCCAGGCCCACTGGTACCTGACCGTCACGGGCTACCGGTGCGCGTACGTCGCCGGTCTCATCGATGACGACCTGACGTGGTTCCGCCTGGAGCGCGACGAGGAACTGAGCGCCCTGCTCGCCGACGCCGTCGACCGGTTCTGGCACAACCACGTACTCGCCGGCGTCCCGCCGAAGCCGGACGGCTCGCAGGCCACGGCCGAGCTGCTCGCCCGGCTGTGGGACACCCGCGAGGAAGCCACCGTCGAGGTCGATCCGGTCGAGACGATGCTCCTGAAGCAGCGCCGTCGCGAACTGAAGGAAGAGATCGCCTACCTCGGGGACCAGCTCACCGAGGCCGAAAACCAACTGCGGGCCAACGCCGGGGAGGCCGAGGTCGCCACCATCGGCGGCCGCCCGGCCTACACCTGGCGCCGCAACGGCCAGTTCGCTGCCGCTCGCTTACGCGACGCCGAGCCGGACCTCGCCGCCCAGTACACCCACCTGGTCCCAGCCGTCGACACCGAGCGGCTCGCCCAGGAGCACCCCGAGACCTACCGCAAGTACCGGGCCCGCGTGCTCCGCGTGCCCTCGGAAGGATGACCATGCCCGACAGCCTGAAGGACCGCGTGAAGGCCGCCGCCGGTGCGGACGAGCCTCAGCCGGACCACCAGCCGGTTACCGACCTCGCCGTGAACGACAGCGCCCGACAGTGGTTGCTACGCCGCGAGACCTACTTCACGGACGCCTTGCCCCGGCACGTGGACCGAGCGCACTTCATGGCCGTCGCGCAGGCCCGCATGGAGGACCTGAAGAACTGCACCCCGGCGTCCATCCATACCGCGCTGCTCGCCTGCGCACGGTTCGGGCTGGAGCCCGACGGCCGCCAGGCCGCCATCGTCCCCTACAGCGGCGTGGCCACCTTCCAGCCGATGTACGAGGGCTACATCGAGCTGATGTACCGACACCCGCGCGTCGACTCGGTGCACTTCGGCTGGGTTCGGGAGAACGACGCCTGGGACTACACCCCGACCGAGCCGAGCCCGCGCGACTTCTACCACAAGCCGCGCGTGGACCTCACCGACGAGGAGCGAGGGAAGGTCATCCTGGCCTACGCCTTCGCGTGGATCGACGGCCGCCGCTCCCAGGTGATCATCCTGAACCGGTCACAGGCCGAGGGCATCCGCAACAAGTTCTCCAAGGCGTACAAGAAGGCCGAGAGCAACGGCAAAAGGGACTCGGCCTGGCACACCGACTTCGACGCCATGTGGGCCAAGAGTGCGGTGCTCCGGCTCCGCAAGGTCGTGCCCACGTCGACCGAGCTGGCCGAGCTGATCCAGCACGACGACGACCTCGACGACGCGCACACTGTGCCGCCCGTCATCCGGGGCACCGTCATCTCCCGCGACGACCAGCCCGGCGATGGCGAGCACCCGGCGGCCGCCGCATCCTGGCCGGCCGCTGCCCAGCCCGGCTCTGGCGCACGTGACGCCGAGGGCGGTGAAGAGCAGTGAGCAGCGCGGAGCGGGAGGCCGTCATCCGCGAACTGGCACGGAGAGGCAGGCGTGCCTTCACCGCCGAGACCTACACGCGGCAGGGCATCCTTGACGCCGTCCGCGAGAACCGGCGGCGCCACGCCAACGACCCTGGCGTCCAGTTCGCGGGCCACGCGGCCGAGCACCTCGCCCGGGAGATCCCCGCGGTCGTCGACCTTCCCCTGGCCGACATCGCCACCGTGCTGCTGGCTGCCGGGGGAGCCGGCGGGGTCTTGGCGGAGCTGCACAACCTGGACGGCACTCAGCTGGCCGGAATCTTCCAGATGGCCGCCGACGAGCTGGACCAGCGCGCGAGCGGCGGTGAGCAGCCGTGACCGCTCCCGCCTTCTCCATCACCGTGCACGGCACCCCGGGCCCGCAGGGCTCGAAGAACCGCAATGCCGCCGGTGCGCTGTACGAGTCGTCAGCCAAGGTGAAGCCGTGGCGCGAGGCCGTGAAGTCGGCCGCGCTGGACGCACTCGCCTACGACGAGGCGTGGCAGCCGCTCCGTGAGGCCGTCCGGCTGGAGGTCGTCTTCACGCTGCCCCGGTCGAAGAGCCACTTCGGCACCGGCCGGAACGCGGGCGTGGTCAAGCCGTCCGCTCCGCAGCATCCGACCGGCAAGCCGGACACGGACAAGCTGCTCCGCTCGACCCAAGACGCCTTGAAAGACGCGGGCGTACTCCTCGACGACTCCGTCGTGACCGACACGGTCGCTGCCAAGCGGTACGTGCTCACCGGTGCCGACACCCTCTCGCACCCCGGCGCCGTCATCCGCGTGTGGCGCCTGACCCAGCCCAAGGAGACGACGTCGTGACCCAGTTGAAGTTCGACGCCAAGGTTTCGGCGTCCGCACAGGAGGCGCTGGAGTCGCACGTGCGGCCCGTGTACGACCAGCCCGGTGCGCGGCGGCTGTTCGTCGGCGAGTTCGCGCACATCGAGCGGACGGAACCCGCGCCGGGCACGGAGAAGGAGCCGTCGGTGAAGGTGCGCATCGTGCACCTGGAGCTGCCCAACAGAGAGCAGGAGGACGCCGTCCGCGATGCGCTCCGCTTCCTGCACCTCCAGCGGACCGCACACGGCACGTTCGACGACGGCGGACAGCTCGAACTCGCCGATTCCACACTGCGGCTGACCGGCGGCATGCTCGCCTTCATCGAGACCGCCCGGCTCCGCGCGGGCCTCGCGCACTGGCGGGAGTACGCGCAGCGGCTGATGCGCGGCCCGGACCTCACCGTGACCGAGATGCGGCACGAGATGCAGGCCCTCTCCGACGGACTCACCGCGGTCCTCGACACCGCCCGCGACCACGACAGCGAGGACTGATGTCCATCGTCGCCGCCGGCCTGCTGCTCGGCGCCCTGTCCGGGGTCATCACCTACGGCATGAGCTTGGACCTCCAGCTCGCTGCCATCACCGCAGGCGCAGCGGTCGTCCTTACCTGGCTTGGCTGCGCCTACCTGGTCGCCGAGCCACCCCAAGGGCGCCGCGAGCACCACTGACCCACATGACGCGCCCATGAGGCGTCCATGACCGACCCCGCCTGATCCCGAAGGGAGGTGACCCCCATGCCTCAGCGAGTCCGTGTACCGCTGCGCATCCTCGTCGGCTACTACGCCGATGCCGCGCTGCCCGTGTACGTGAAGGTCGCCGCCCTTTCCCGGCGCGAGACCGGCTGCGAGGCCGGGGTCGCCTACCTGGCCGGGCTACTCGGCCTGTCCCGGTCCACCGTCGAACGGGCCCTGACCGAACTGATGCGGCCGGCCCCGGACGACGACATCGCCGAGGTCACCAGCTACCGACGCACCCACCGCGGCGGGCGCGGACATACCGCCGTACGCCGCATCCGGGTCCCTTCCCGGGCCGAGCACGGCGCCTGGGTGCCAACCCGGGCCGCCGAGGCGCTCAGCCCCCGCCAACTGCGTGCGTACGCCGCTCTCGCCTACGCCACGGCGACCGGACACCACATGAGCCTGACCGACCTCGGCCGCGTGCTCCGGCACCGGTCCGGCAAGCAGGCTGGCGAGCCTCTGGACTCGCGCTCGGTGCGCCGCATCCTGCGAGTCCTCGAGGACCTGGGCTGGATCAGCGTCGACCGGCGGGCCGGATATCGCGGCCGTCACGTCTACACCGTGCACGACGAACCACTCCAGGGCCCGCTGAGTGCGGATCTTGATGAGGGATCGGGTGGGGATCTTGGCGGGGGATCCCTCGCGTATGAGGAAGACCACCTGACTGACTCACCCGATGATCCGCCGACTGCCGCCGTGGACATCCGCCGTAGGCGAGAGCAGGTAGTAGCGCGAGAGCCTGTGGAAAACCCCGCGCTCCCGCCGACGTTCCGCCGCGCGTACGCGGGACCGCAGCTGAGTCTCGCTCCGCGGATCTGGCGAGTCCTCGAACCTGTGAAGCCGCTGCTGGCCGGGCTGTCGCCATACGTGGTCCGGCAGGCTGCGCGGGACATCGGCCGCCAGCTCAATCAGGGCGCGGACGGTGAAGTACTGCGGGCTCGCCTGGAGTTCCGGTATGCGTCCACCGAGGACATCCGTGACGCGGGACGGTGGCTGCTTGGTGCCGCTCTCAAGCCTCCCGCGCGGCGCGCGTCGAGCTGCGGCCTCGCCGACTGCGACGACGGCGTCATGCGGTGGACCGGAGCCCCGTGCAAGGCCTGCACGGAGATACCCGCGCACCCGCTGAGTACGGCCACCGCGCCACCCCGGAGGCCGACATGAACGACCTCCCACGCCCGGCCACCATGCAGCTGCTCGCCCTGGCCGCCACCTGCCGCCCGGACTGGTCCGTCGACCAGCTCCGCGACGTCCTCGCCCAGGCCCGCACGGCAGGCATGGCTTGGGGGCGCGTCCTGGTCACGGTCACCCAGTTGATCGCCGACCCCGACGCCGAGCCCCCCGACCTTCTCGCCGCGCGACCGGACGCCTGGCGCCACCGGCGGCGACCGCCCGGACCCGACACCGCCCACCGAGGGGCCGCCGCCGCCCGCGCGGCCCTGCACAACACCGACATCAACAGCACCACTTGACCCGAGAGGAGACGGCGATGACCGCAACGATGCACATCGGCCGTCGCATCACCCCGAACCGCCCGCGCGCCAGCTTCCGTGAACGCTGGGACGCCTTCGCTCTGCGGCACTTCCGCCGCGTCCAGGCCGTCTTCTTCGCGCAGCTGCACGACACACTGCCCTTGGACGACCCCGACCGTTACGCCCTGGAAGCGCCGACCCTGGAGGCCGCCTTCGTGCGGCTGGCCGCCGAGCACCCCAACGCGGTCACCCCGGCCGACGGCGGCCAGGCCGCCCGCGACGCCGACCGCGAGATCCTGCTGCTCGCCGCCTGCGACAGCTGGTTCCGCGACGTCCACGGCCCCGAGTACCGGTGGGGTCCGCGCACCTCCGCCCAGTACAACCGGCTGCTCGGCGACGTCAGCAGCTGCTTCCACGCGGACGGCGAGCGATGAGCGCGCCTCGGCCCCACCATCTGACGGCCGGCCAGCGGACCCGCAGGAGGCTCGTCTCGGCGCTGAACGAGATCACTCGCAGCTCGGTGGCAGAGATCCGCATCACGCCAGCCCGCTACGGCGACGGCACCGTGTGGTGCGCCATGGCACTCACGGCAGGCCGGCGCGAAGTGCCACTGCCCGGCCATGCCCGCCAGGTCGCCTCCCTGATCCGCGAGGCCTTCCCACTCGCGGACTGGAGCAGGGCCCAGGACTACCACGTGACCAGCGGTGTACTGCGCGAGCACGTGACGCCGATGCCCGCCGCCCTGAACGGCGGCGAGCGGTGAGCGGCCACACCGTGAGGGCTCTCACCGACCACCAGCAGGCGGCCCGCCTGGCCCGACAGATGCCGGGCCAGTGGGTCCTTGCCGGCCTGTACAGCACCCGGGCCAGCGCTGTCTCCGCATCGCTTCAGGTGCGCACTGGCGAGCGGATCCCCGCCTACCGTCCCGCCGGTTCCTTCAGGGCGCGCACCGAGGTCACGCAGGACGGCGCCGACCTCTACGTCCGCTACGTCGACCACCCGAAGGGAGGGCTGGCGTGAGCACAACGAAGATCGAGTGGGCCGACCGGGTGTGGAACCCGGTCACCGGCTGCACCAAGGTCAGCCCTGGCTGCGACAACTGCTATGCCGAGAACATCGCGCACCGGTTCGCCGGGTCGAAGGCCTTCCCCGACGGCTTCAAGGTGACCCTGCACGATGACCGCCTTGACCAGCCGTACCGATGGAAGAAGCCCGGCCGGGTCTTCGTGAACTCGATGTCCGACCTCTTCCACGACAGCGTGCCGGACCAGTTCATCACCCGGATCTTCGACGTGATGGAAGCCGGGTTGAACCGTCGCCACACCTTCCTCGTCCTCACCAAGCGGCACGCCCGGATGCGGTCCTTCATGCAGGCCCGGCAGAGGGCCAAGCAGGAGTACGCGGCCAAGTTCGACCAGTGCCCGACCGAGGCTATGCGCAACAGCCCCGCAGCCCGAGACGCTCGGGCGCGCGCCGCGGGGCCGCCGGCCAACATCTGGCTCGGGGTGTCCGTTGAGAACCAGCGGTGGGCAGACATTCGGATCCCGGCCCTGCTGGAGACTCCGGCCGCTATTCGATTCCTCAGCTGCGAGCCGCTGCTAAGCCCGGTCAACTTGGTTGCGGCGGCGGGCCAGCGCGGATGCCACGGCGCGCACCACGGCGTCGGCACTGCGGGCTGCCCTCGATCGCCTCACCATCACCACGACGACCGCTGCACGCGGATCGACTGGGTCATCGTGGGCGGCGAATCCGGGCCCCGGGCCAGGCCCATGCACCCGCAGTCGGCGCGTGATCTGCGCGACGAATGCCAGCAGGCGGGCGTGCCGTTCTTCTTCAAGCAGTGGGGCGAGTACCTCAGTGCCCCGGTCGTGGACGATCCGGAGTACGCGGGAGGCCGGGCGTACGACAGCCCCCTCGGCGGCCGCCACTCCGCGACGATCCGCGAGCGCGGTACGGACTTCCGCGGTGGCTCCACTCGGCTCATGCGGCCCGGCGACCGTACCCGCCGCACCGTGATGCTCGACGCCGACACCATCGCCGTCCGCGTCGGCAAGAGCGCTGCCGGACGGCAGCTCGACGGCCGTACCCACGACGCATTCCCACGCGACGACGTCCGCGAGTCGCTCACCTCGGGCCTGACCGAGGACCTCGACGCCTTCTCCCGCCGCATCGACTCGACCACCAGCAGAGGCCACTGACCATGCACGACGCACCCCACCCGCTGGCCGGGCAGACCGTCACGGTTCAGCCCGCCGCCCCGCTCTTCACCTACTCGGGCACCGAGCAGCTTCAGATCCGGCTGGAGGACTGGCACGACCGGGTCTTCGGCCAGTCGTGGATGACCTACCAAGGTCACCCGGCATCGCTCGCCTACGCGATGCGATCGGCGGAAGGCAGTCTGCCCACCGACAACCAGGTCATCTACGGCAGGTGCGACCGAGGGTTCGGACACCTGGTGCACGTGAGCGAGATTCAGGACGGTGCCGAGTGACCGCCCCGAGCCTCATCCGCCGCTGGCGGCACCGCCTCAGCGACGCGCAGGCCAACCGGCTCCGCGTCCAACTTGCCACCTCGGAAGCCCGCAACCGCAGCTTGGAGCGGCGCCTGGCCGACCTCCAGGCCGCGAACGAGGCAGCCGACCGAGAACTGCGCGAGCGCACCGGCCCAGCGCGTTTCGACCCGGAGCAGCCCTTCGGCAGCCTTCCGCAGGCACCCGTCGAGGGGGCAGCGTGATCGCCTACCTGTTCCTCGGTGTCAGCGGTCTCGGCGCCGGTGCCGTGGTCGTGGCCGTCCGCTACGGCTACGGCCCGATCGAGGCCGCGCGAAAGGCCTTCGAAGGCAGCGGCGCCCGCAGGATCACCAGTCGCCAGCTGCGGGACGAACTTCGCCAGGCCCGCCACCAGCTGGCCGGTGCCGGGCAGTACATCGCCGGCCTGGAGGTGGACCGCGGTGAGCTGTCCGCCCTGCTGGAGCAGGCCGAGGGTCGGCACCTCCAGGAGACCGCGGGTCTGAGGCGGCAGATCACCGAACTCCGCGCCGCTCTCGACAACGCTCACGCGATGCGGTCGCTGCATCTGGGGCCGTCCCCGGCCGACGACGCAAGCGCGCTACCCGACGGCGTGCAGGAGTTCGCCGACCAGACCGCCACCGCCTGGCGCGCGAGCGCCTGACCCGAGCCACCGCCCGCCGCCGCGGATGTCACCGGCCCCGACGGCGGGCGGTACCACCACCGCAAGGAGAAGTACCCGTGTTCGATCGCTTCAAGAAGTCCTCGACCACCCCGGCAGAGCCCGCGGTCGCCCAGGCGCCGGCCACGGTCGGTGTCCCGGCCGGACTCGTCTCGCTCGTGAAGACCGCCGGCGTCTCGCTGGCCAAGGCGGGCGTGCCCGCTGGACAGCGGGCCGCCGTGTATCTGGTCATCGACCGCTCGTACTCGATGAAGGACTACTTCAGCAGCAGCGCCGTACAGAACCTCGCCGACCAGGCCCTGGGTCTGTCCGCGAACCTCGACGACGACGGCACCGTGCCCATGGTGTTCTTCGACAGCCGCCCCTACCCGCTGGTGGACATCAGCCTTGATCGCTACCAGGGCGTCGTGGACTACCAACACCGGCTGCACGGCGGCGAAGCCACGATGGGCGGTACCCAGTACGCAATCGCGATGACCATGGTCATCGAGCACTACATGCACAGCGGCGCCACGGACCCGGCCCTGGTCATCTTCCAAACCGACGGCGACCCCCAGGACAAGGACGCCGCCCGACTCCAGCTCGCCCAGGCGTCGAAGCTGCCGATCTTCTGGTCGTTCGTCGGGTTCGGCCGGTCCGAGGTCGGCTTCCTTCGACAGCTCAAGCAGATGGGCGGCCGCCTCGTCGACAACGCCTCGTACTTCCACGCCGGGGCCAACCCGTCCGGACTGCCCGACAGCGCGCTCTACGACGGCATCACCCGCGACTTCGGTACGTGGCTGACCGCAGCCCGGCACAAGCGGCTCCTGCCATGAACGGCGTCCCCGTCTGCCACCGATGCAGGCGCGTCCACTGCATCTGCGGTTGACCCTCACGTAAGGAGAAGCCTTGCCCCGCATCACACGCCGCGACGTCGGCGACGCCGCCACCGGACTCGGCGCCGGCACCGTCCTCGTGATCGCCACCCTCACCGTCGCCCTGATCGTGGCTTCGCTCCTGTGGGCCTTCGGCGTCTTCACCTCCGGCGCCAAGGGCGCCGGCGACGTCCGCCGTGACCAGAACGGCGCGAAGAACCGCGAGCACTGGTCCGCCACGTTCAACGCCGAGTTCCAGCAGATCCAGGCCGACCAGGGCATCGTCGCCACCCTCAAGCACCAGGCCGACGCCGAAAGCGCCACCGGCCAGGACCAGGCCAACTACCTGGGCGCCCAGAACAACTGCCTCCAGGACGTCGCCCAGTACAACGCCGACGCCGCCTCGACCCTCGGCGCGCCCTGGGTGCCCGAGGGCCTGCCTGCACGCATCGACTCCGACTCCTACTGCGGGAGCTGACCCATGCCCACCACCTACCGTCGCCGCGCGGCCGCCGTCGCTCTGGCAGCCGCCCTGCTCGCGCTCGCCGGCTGCACCAGCGACAACAACGCCAGCAAGCAGCAGGCCAAGCAGAACGACCTCGCCGCCGGCACCGCCCAGAAGTTCAACCAGGCCGTGCCGTACCCGTACGCGAACGGGATGCCCTCCGACCCGCTGGAGCGCAAGAACCTGGCCCGGCGCCTCACCCAGTACAACTCCAAGGGCAACACCAACTACGTCTATGTGTTCGCGGGGATGACCGACAAGGTCATCGGCTACTACGTCATCCGCGGCAAGGTCTCCTCGACCAGCTCGCAGATGACCTCCACCCAGGTCAACGTCCACTGCGGCTACGGCGGCGACAACATCACCTGCACCAACAACGCCATCGGCGACGACGGCTCCTACGGCCCCGACGAGGGCGGCGAGGGCGGGGTGTTCTTCTTCACCACGAACGGGACGCTCGTCGAGACCGACCAGCCATTCCTGGTGAGCAGCCAGCCGATCAAGCTCTACGCCAGCGTCCCCCAGCTCGACGCCCCCAAGCACTGACACCGCGCGGGGCGGCGTCGCTGCCCCGCGCTCCAACTCCTGGAGCTTCGTATGCCGAACCAGCCCACCCGTATCACCGAGCGGCTGAACACCACCAAGCTGATCGAGGCGGTCGCCGCGGACCTCGGCACCACTCCGAGCGCCGTCCGCGACACGATCATGACCACCTTCGACGTCATCGCCCGTGCCAACGCGACCGGTCACGACGTGGCGATCACCAACTTCGTCACGTTCATCTCGCACCGCGTCAAGCGGGCCACGCGCCGCAACCCCCAGACCGGGGAGACGTTCACCTCAGCCGCCCACCAGGTCGTCCGACTGCGGGTCTCCGACCACCTCGCCGACGCCGTCCGCCGCCGCGACCGCAAGGTCACCATCCGCAAAGCCGCCAAGGGCAGCCGGAAGACCGCGGAGTGAGCCATGGCCTACACCGGATCAGTACCCGACACCGGGGGCCACCGCCTCGACTGGATGGCACACATGGCCTGCCGCACCGAGGACCCGGACACATTCTCCAACCAGGAGCACGAGCACAACGCGCGCCTCATCTGCGCCGTGCGCTGCCCCGTGCGCACCGCCTGCCTGGCCAACGTGAAGAACCTGGAGAACGGCCAGGCCGAGGTCCGCCGCGACGGAGTCGTCGCCGGACTCACCGCGCACGAACGCTGGCGTCTCGACGCCAGCGCCCCCGGCCACAGCGACAAGCCTGCCCTCGTCTTCACCGGGCCGGCCCCGGACTGCGGTACATACACCGCCCTGCTCCGGCACCTGTGGTTCGGGGAGCGCGTCGACTCCACATGCTGGAGCGCCGAAGTACGCCGCGAGCGCCTCAGCCAGGCCACAGGCGCCGCCAACAGGCGGTCCAGCACGAAGAGAAAGGTCATCGCGCCGAAGAAGAAGGCCGCCGCACCCCGCGTGGTTGCACCGACCCGGAGCACACAGGCGAGCAGCAAGCCCCGCCCGAAGTCCCGCGGTGAAACGCCACACGAGCGGCGGGTCTACAGCCTGTGGGCGTCCGGGCTGAGCGATATCGCCATCGCTCGCGCCATGGCCGTCAGCGTGCCATCCGTCCAGCGCGTGTGTGAGCGCCTCGGCCTCATCCCCAACGCAGCGGCCAGAGCGTCGTGACCGAGCAACCCGCCCGCTTCATCTGCCCGCACGGCGGTTGCGACGCCCACGGCTACTGCCCCTGCGCGGAAGACGAGCCAGACGAAGACGACCTCCGCACAGCCGACGACATCGCCGAAGGCCGAGCGGTCATCCTCCGAGGCCGCATCCGCGACATCGACACCCTCCCGCCCATCGACAACTACAACCCCACCCGAGGCACCCCATGTCCACCCTGAGCCTGATCGCGATCGGCATCGCCCTGGCCGCCGTCGCAGGCCTCTGCTTCGGCCTGGCCGACCACTGGTTCTGCACGCTGCTTGCCCTCGCGTGCCTGCTCGGCGGCCTCGACGCCGCCTACCGCGACCTGCGGCTGTGGGCGCTCTCCTTCCTCGTCAGCGGCGCCATGTGCGCCGGAGGCGCCACCTACTCGATCTACGCCGCCACCCGGCAGCGGAGGCAGCGATGACGCCGCTCCAGGTCCTCATCGTGGCCGCCGTCGGGGGCGCCATCGGCTCCTTCGGCCTGGCCCTGGTCGTGGTCTGCGCCCTCGGCATGCTCGCCGCGAGCGACGACCTGGCCGCCCGGGCCCGCTCGCGCCGCACCCGGCGCCGTGCCAGATCAGACGACCTCAGCACCTGCCGCGCCATCGGCGCGCTCGGCACGCACGACCCCGACCACCAGCAGCCCTGAAAGAGAACCCGTGTCCGACAACGCACAGCTCGCCCGCACCGGCACCGCCGGAGTCCTCGTCGTCGGCGGAGTCGCCGTCACCGGCTGGTGGCTGCTCGCCGCCGCCCTGGCCGTCGTCACCGTCGGCGCCATCTGCATCCGCCTCGGCTTCCGCCACGGCCGAGGGGCGGGAGAGCAGTGACCAGACCCCTGACCGCGCACCGGCACCGCTCCGGCGTCCTGCTCACCGGCGCGATATGCCTGACCGGCGCCGCAGGGTGGGCCGCCCAGCACGGCATAGCCGCCGCCCAGTACGGCGGCCCCACCAGTTCGCGGCTCGCCGCCGTCTGGGGCGTCACGTTCCTGCTGCTCATCACGCAGACCGTGATGTACCACTGGGAGCGTCCCCGGCGTACCACTCCGCGGTCCCGCCGGCAGCTCGGCGCCCTGCATGTCGCCATCCTGCTGCCCGTCTACAACGAGGACCCCGGCTACCTGCGGCTCGGCCTGGAGAGCATCCTCGCCCAGACCCGCCGCCCCGACTCCGTGCACGTCGTCGATGACGGCTCGTCCAGCGGCGACTACAGCGCCGTCCGCTCCTGGTGGACGAAGGCGGCGGCCGCGGCGGACATCGTCACCACGTGGCAGCGAACCGACAACCAGGGCAAGCGCCACGCTCAGGCCGCCGCCGTCACAGCGAGCCCGCAAGCGGACGTGTACGTCACCGTCGACTCCGACTCCAGCCTCGCCCCGAACGCTCTGGAGGAGCTGCTGCTCCCCTTCGCGCAGGCCCGGGTCCAGTCCGTCGCCGGGGTCGTCCTCGCCACCAACCACCGTGCGAACCTCCTGACCCGCATCACCGACCTGTGGTTCACGACTGGGCAGCTCACCGATCGCTCCGCACTGTCCGCGATGGGCGCCGTCCTCGTGAACTCCGGACCGCTGGCCGCCTACCGGGCCGCCATCATCCGGGAGAACCTCGACGGCTACCTGAACGAGCGCTTCATGGGCCGCCCGGTCATGTTCTCCGACGACTCCCTACTCACCCTGTACGCGCTGCTCGGCGGCCGCACGGTGCAACAGCCGACCGCGATCGTCTTCACCGCCCTTCCGGAGCGGCCATCCCACTTCCTACGCATGTACCTGCGCTGGATGCGCGGCTCCACCATCCGCTCCGTGTGGCGGTTCCGGTACCTGCCGCTGACCAGCTGGGCGTACTGGGCCCACCTGCTGCGCTGGTTCCAGGTCGCCCTGTCCACCGCCGTCCTCGGGTGGCTCTTGGTCGTCGAGCCCGCCGCGTACGGTCACACCCCGCCCGCCAGCTTCCTGGTCGTGCCGTTCCTGATCGGCTGGGCGCAGGGTCTGCGGTATCTGTCCATTGCCCGGGACGACGAGGCCTTCGGCGGCCGGCTCGTCACCTGGCTGCTCATGCCTCTCGCGGTGGTCGCCGGCTGGACCGTCCTGCGCGCCATGCGCTGGTACGGCATGGCCACCTGCGCCCGCACAGGCTGGGGCACCCGCCAGAACGGCGCCGAGGTCGCCCTCATGGAGCCGGCTGCCGTGAGCCCACCCGCCGGCCTGCTGGACGACGACACCGTGCAGATCCCCGTCGCGAAGCTGCTCGACCCCGAGACGGAGACGACCCTCACCGTGCCCATCCCGCGCCAGCGCACGAGCTCGCTCCAGCCGGAAGGAATCGCCTGATGGCCGATGAGAAGACCGTGAAAGCCGCCAGCACGCCGCTGGCGCCAGGGCCCAAGGACTGGACACCGGACCACTACCGCGGCACCGGAATGCAGCCCTTCGACGTGATCAACGCCTTCAGCCTGGACTTCTACGAGGGCAACGCCCTGAAATACCTGCTCCGCTGGCGGAAGAAGAACGGCATCGAGGACCTCTGCAAGGCCCGCACCTACATCCAGCTCCTGATCGACCGTGCCGAAGCAGGGGAGTACAACCGATGAGCGAACCGAGCTTCCCGCGGACCTTCGTCGCCCAGCGCGACGAGGACGTGTCCGGCATCTCCGGTGAGGGTGTCATCGCCGAGGGCGTGCAGTTCTCCGACGGCTGGGTCGTCACCCACTGGCTCGACCAGCCGCCGATGCACGAGCCGAAGACCGACGTCTGGCACAACAAGGGCTCGGCACCCTTCGAAAAGATCCACGGCCACGGCGGCGCCACCCGCATCCTGTGGGCCGACGAGGTAACCGCTGCTCGCCAGCAGCTGGCCGCCGACATCGTCGAGGCCTTCGACGTGCCCGGCTGGATGGCGGGCCCCGGCGCCGAACGAGAGGTCCTCCGCCGGCGGATCGAGCGGGCGATCAACTTCGCTCGAGACGAGCACCTTTGCCTGGTCGACGTCCCCCAGGAGGCCGTCGACGCTGTGATGCTGGTTGTTGGACAGCTTCAGCGAGAGCGGGATCGCGCGCGCCGGGCGGCCGGGCGGGCCTACCAGCTGGCAGACCGCTGGCAGGCCGCGCATGGCGCGTCGATGTTCCTCGTGCGGGCCGCCGGCGCCGAGCTGCGCGACGAACTGGACGACTCCGCAGCCGCAGACGCAGAAGTCGTCCACTCGGAGGCGAACGCGCAGGCCAGAGATCTGTCAGGGGTGGACGACGTGGCGGCCGCCGAGTGCTCGGCGCTATACACCCGCTTCAGCAACGACAAGCGCCAGTGCATCCGAGCTGCGCAGCACCGCGGCGACCACATCGACGAGCACGGCTTCCACTGGTCCGACACCGTGGCCGTGTACCCCGTCATCGACGACCAGTTGCCGCCCCCCGAGGGACCGGAGTACACGCCCTGCGCGTGCGGGCACATCGACCCTGAACATAGCGATGCCCTGTTCCGCCATTGTCTGAAGTGCGGCTGCCTCAGGTACCGCATCGAGCCGCCCGAGCAAGGCTCGTTGGGCGCCAACGACACGCAGGCTTGCCCCTACTGCTCTGGTGCTCCGCAGTTCCCTCGCAGCGAACTGGCCGCCCATGTCGAGAATCAGCACGCCCGCGTCCTGACCGCGCTCGCCAGCGGCGTAAGCCTCGACGAGGTCCTGCACGATGCCGCGTCCGCGTGCCGCCTCTTGCACGAGCGGCAGGTGTGACGTGGCACGGCGCATCAGGGCCGCGATGGTCGAGGACTACCTCCGCGCGCAGGGCCACGAGTTCAGCGAGTTCGAGGGCGGTGACTGGGACCCGGGCGTACGTGTCGCCCAGGCCGGACGGCGCATGGTCACCGTCTTCTGGGACGGCCCGGGAGAGGCCGACCAGCTGAAGGGGATCGAGGCCGAGCTACGCAGCGGCGGCTTCCATGTCGTGCCCACGCAGCAGGACCGCAGCGGGCGCCGGCGGCTGGAGGTGTCACTGCCGTGATGGAGCGTCTTGTTATCGACTGCCACGAGCTGTTGGACAGGGTGATCGGCCAGCCCGACGGGCTCCGGTCCGTACAGCGCTGGCTCCGTCTGCACGGCATCGACCCGATCGACGTGCCGGTGGACTCCGAGATGGTCATCGAGCCCACCGCATTCGGGCCGGTCATTCGCTACACCGCCTACCTCCGCAACGACCAGGGCCACCGGTACGTCGATCCCGAAGCCCCCGAGTTCGCGGCCTCAGAGGATCGCACGGCGCTGCTCCGCATCGCCCCCGAACCGCAGTGGCTCAGCACTCAGGAAGGTGACCAGTGACCACTACCAACCCAGCCGAGGAGTTGCGCGCGGCCGCGGCCCGGCTCCGCGACGATCGGAACTGCGATGGCTTCCTCGTCGACTGCAACAGTCGCGAACTGCTGGAGATGATCCGGGTCCTGCTGGGCGCTCGTGAGCCGTTGATCCGATGGTTGGAGGACGCAGCCGTCATCCACCTGCCCGACAGCGAGTGCGGCTACTGCGACAGCCGGCGGAACCTGTTCAACCTGCCGTGCCCCGCTCTCGCCGTGGCCCGCGCCATCAGTGGCCTCACCGACCCCGGACGCGGCCGGTCCGGCCACATCGAGGACCGGCTCAGCGGCGCCTCCATCTACGAGCGCCTGATGCGTGCGAGCGGAGAAAGCTGATGCAACCCGTCTTCACCCGCGGCTTCCGCCTTCACCTGTCCGACAGTCAGTACCTCGACGGCGCAGAGTTCCCCTCCGGCCGCGTGTTCGTCCTCGATGACCCCGAGTACGGCTTCGCCACGGTCGCCACGTCGCTGGAACACCTGCTGGAGGGCTACCACGGCGCGACCGTGGAGTGGCCGGCGGTACCCGTCGAGGCACATCCGGCGCGCGAGGCATGGCGAGTCGAGTACCGCCACGCCGACGTCTGGCTGCCCGTGCGACCCACCTCCGACCGGCAGCGGGCCGCCGACGACCTGACCAGACGTAGGCAGCGTCACCCCGAATTCGAGTTCCGCCTGGTCCACGTGACCACCAACTACACCGTTGAGGAGTCCTGATGGGCGCCGAGCACCACGTCATCACGATCGACCGGCATGTGTGGCAGATGAAGGGGCCGGCCCACCACACCGAGGTCGACAAGGCCATGGCCGTCGCCAACCAGCAGCGCAGCCAGCTCGCCGCAGGCGGCATGTGGACGGGTGATGTCTACGTGTCCGCCGACGACGAGCACGTCATCGTCACCTTCGACGCCCGACGCGCCGAGGCCGACGCACGCACGAGCGCTGCTCCGACCGACACGGAGGCCACCGATGCCTGACCTGCCCTTCACTCCTCCGAGTACGAGCCCGCAGCCCTTCGACCTGGACAAGGTCAACACGGCCCTCGCCGACGCGGTCCTCGGGATGGTCCGAATGATGATCCGGGAACCCGGCACAACCCCCAGCCCGGCCGAGGCCAAGGCTGTCATGGAGAGCGTGCGTCAGGGGCTGATGGCCGGCAGCCAGGCCTGCGCCGAGATCACGCGCGTGCGCACCGATCTGGCCGCGCTCCGCGACAGCCACCGCCCCCAGCCCCACGCCGACCCCACGAAACCCGGCGCGCTGTGCTCGGCCTGCTCCGTCCAAGGCTCGATCATCACCTGGCCATGCGGCACCTGGTCGACGGCCGAGCGGATCCTGAACCACGGGAAGGCCTGACGTGCCCGACGACTTCGAGCCTTGCGACTCGCCGGTCACCGAACTCGCGGCTCAGGCTGCCCTGCATCACGAAGTATTCCTCGCATGGATCGAGGCCGGCTTCACCGAGAAGCAGGCCCTGGAACTCCTCAAGGCGCTGATTACCGCCTCCCGTTCCGAGGGAGGCGAGTAGTGCTCAACGAAGAGCGGGTCACGCTCGCCTTCAAGCAGTACGCAATGCAGTTCGCGGTCGCCGAGGAGCTGCTCCTGGACCTCGACGTCTCAGTACAGCGAGAGGTCCTCTTCCGGCAGTTCCTCTTCCAGTTGCGGACCAGGATCCTCGCCGACGACCTGCCGCCTCAGCGCCTTACCCAGCGCACTCGCGTGCCGTACGAGGTGCCGGCGTCCACCTGGCAGATGTGGAAGGCACGTCACGCCCGCCGCTGGTACGCCCGGCGGCTCGTGGCCCGTTGGCCGGTCCGCTATGAGCCGGACCCGGACGGCCGCGGCACGGAGGCCGTCTGCACCTTCGACCTGGAGCGGTACCGCATCTACCCGCGCGCCCGGGTGGAGCTGCCGCGAGACCGCTTCGGCATGGAAGTGCTGGCCCACGGCATCCGCAACATCCGCTGGAGCGCAGGGGAGGGCACCGATGCCTGACGGGATATGCACGATCCAGTCGACCCTGGACGATGACGGCCAGCCGGCCTGCCTGATGCGGTGGGGGAGCACCGGCGGGGTCATCCCCGTCTTCGTCGTGCTGAACACGGCTCGCGAGCTGATGGCCGCCGCGAGCGCAGCCGAGACCGACATCGCCCTCATCGAGACGTTCCGGCAGGACTTCAATGCCGACGACGACACTCTCGGTGGCGTGCTCGGCATGGTCCGCGGGCGCCGGCCGATGCCCGAGGGCCGGTGCGCTCTCCGGATCGCCGCGGTCGCCGGCGCCAAGACCGGCAAGCCGTATGTGCACATCGGCCGGGGCTCCATGAAGGGCGCGCTGTCGCCCGACGAGGCGCGCGACATGGCCCTTCACTGGACGCAGGCCGCCCTCGCCGCCCAGCTGGACGTCAAGCTGCGCGACGCCCTCGCCACGTGGGATCGGCTCGACATCGTCGAGATCGAGGACCTGTTCACGCTGATGAGAGAGGGAACACGGTGAACAGCCTGAACAACCTGGCGGCAGAACTTCCAGTGGCGCACGGCTACTCGCTGCGCGACCTCCACAAACTGGCAGCCTCCAGCTGCTCCTACGACCGGTCGATGGCCTCCGACGCCACCACCCGCTACGACGTCGCCTGGTCCGCCATCGCCGAGGCCCTCTGCTCCGCGGCCGAGCCGCCCGAGTGGCACGATCTGTTCACCGTCGGCTGGCGCGCGATCTACGCCGAGGTCCGCGAGATGCGGCACCTGTTCGGGCAACGCGACAAGGACGGCACCAACGAGGTCGCCTCGTCGCAGCGGTTCCGGCAGTACTGGACCCTGCCGCCCGCACGCCCGGAGGAGGGCATCGCCGAACGCGTTGCCGTACCGCAGATCCTGGGCGTGCTCACGGAAACCGAGCGGGAGGCCGTCGTCGCGCTCGCTGTGCACGGCGACTACCAGGCCGCCGCGGACGCGCTCGGCATCAAGTACTCGACGCTGACGCAGCGCATGACCTCCGCCCGTCGCAGGTTCCGCGCTCACTGGTACGCGCCGGAGACCGCACCACCGGTGAAGGGTACGGACCGCCGGGTCGGCTCGCGCACCAAGCCGTTGGCGACGCACTGCCAGGGCGGTAAGGGGCCGCACGAGATGACCCCGGAGAACACCTACCGCCGACCGAACCCGAAGCCAGGCAGGCGCGGCGAACGCGTTTGCCGCGCCTGCGAGTCCGAGCGCGGCAAATCACGTTGGGCACGGAAGACGAGGGCGGCTCATGCAGACGCTTGACGGCTTGGTCGCCGACCTCATCAGCCGGTACACCGGCGACGAGCAGCACCCCGGCGACGACGGCCCCGGGCTCCTCCATCGGCTGGACACGCTCGGCCTCCGTACCCGGCAGCCAGCCGTCGGTGGCCACGCGCCACCGGGATCCCGACCGCCGACGTCACTGGAGGCCGTCTCGTGGTCGCAGCGCATTAAGAGCGAGGCTGTGCAGCTGGACGCCGAGCTGCGCGGTTCGCCGCACACGCAGCCCTGGTACCGGGCTCTGCCCGCGATTCCGCCGGGCGCCGAGAATGCTGGTCGTGAGCCGGAGGTACGGCAGTTGGTCAGCCGGTGGCACGGCACGGTGCTCACCGTGCTGGGCCTGCGCGGGCCCAGCGTGCACTTCCGGCACGCCCTCTGCCTGACGTGTGGGCAGCGGACCGTGTATGGCCGCGCGGACGATGACCGGCCGCGCGCCTGGTGCATCAACGATGCCTGTGAGGACGGCGAGACTGGGCAGCCGGCCCGCTACGAGGGAACCCGGCTGTACCTGCTGACGGCGAACCATGTCGGCTGATGTTGGGAGGGTCAGTCGCTTGAGTCGCTGACCTGGCCCCGGGTCGGCGGCCGCCGGCGCTCGACGCCGGCGGCCCTGGCCATGAGCCGGTACTTCTCCGGGTCGTAGCCGGTGAGACGGGCGAGGTCGCCGACGGTGGCCCCGCCCTCCCGCATCTCGCGGACGGCCATCTCCTGGAGCGGGCCGCGCAGTTCCCGGAGGGTGTCGTGAGCCCTCTTGATCCGGGCGAAAAGTTCGGCCGCATCGTCGGGCGGTTCGTAGTTGCTGCGGGCCATGGCGTTGATCATCGCATGTTCCGTAGGCCAGATACCCGGCCTGTCGTGCAGTGTCGTCATGTCAAAGACCCTCTCGGAATGTCTCGTACTTTCTTTGACTTACCCCTTCCATAGGCCGCATTCTCGGCCTATCCTGGAAGAGAAGCAAGGGACTCCGAACCGGGGAGGGAAGCCATGTCTGTGCTGGTCAGCCGCCGAATCACGGTCGCCGAATACCTCGTTCAGCGGGGTCTCCCGGCCGACTGGCGCTATGGCTCTCCGCTCGGCCGAGTCGCCGCCGAGATCTACCGGCAGAGCTACCGGCGTGAACCCGGCCGAGCCTTCCGGTGGATCAACGGCCGATTCCGCAAGGTCATGGCCTACCGGCCGGAAGAGACCCACGTTCTCAGGGCCGCGTGGGACCGATACGGCCGCACCGCCGGACACCGCCACATCCCCGCCGCACCGACAGTGCGTCCCCACCGGGCCACGTTCGTCAGCGGCGACGCCATGCGGTGGACGCCCGGCAACGGACCCGTCCGCAACCACCCGTAGCCCACCGATCGCCCGAGGGGGAGTCATGTCGGACACGCTGATCCGGTCACTCGATCTGATCGAGCCGGGAGACCTGGTCATCTACCACGGGTCCATCCGGTCCCTGCACGGTCTCTGGCTCGCCATCCCGTGCCCCTGCCAGATCTGCCGCGCGATGGACGTCCTCGGCCTGCCGGACGCCCGCTTCGCGCTCGGCGACCCCTGGGGCGAACGGCCCGGCCCGCACCACGTCCGCCGCGAATCCCTCACCCGCTCCGCCGCCTGCGGCTGAGCAACAGACCGGCGGCCGGGCTCATCCCCCCCCGGCCCGGCCGCCACCCGGACCCGTAGCTCAGCGGTCAGAGCAGGCGCCTTAAAACCGCCGGTCGTCGGTTCAACTCCGACCGGGCCCACCACGACAGACACCCACCATCCGAAGGGGTCACCGTGACCATCACCGACGTCAACACCGCGTTCGCCGACGAGAAGACCCACCAGATCGACGCCGCGCGAAGCCGCGAGCAGGCGTTCCAGGCCCGCATCGACCGGGGCGAGATCCGCCTCGTCGGTGGCGAGCAGTACGAGGTACTCACCGGCTGGGACCGGGGCGAGCGGTTCACCGTCTCCCGGAACGCACAGGGCGCCATCGACGCGATCCTCGCGAACCACGGCCTCGACTCCCGGGCGGACGGCACGATCGCCCTGTACGCGTCGTCCCCGGCCTGGCACGGCCTCGGTCAGATCATCCCCGGCGGCATCACCGACATCGACACGGTGCTCCGCGCGGGCGGTCTCGACTTCACCGTCACCACCGTCCCCGCCCTGTACCAGTGGGGCGGCGAACTCCGCGAGCACTCCGACCACTTCCACACGGTCCGGGAGGACAGCGGCGCCGCGCTCGGCGTCGTCGGCCGCCGATACGAGCCGATCCAGAACCGGCAGGGCTTCGAGTTCCTTCAGGAACTGGTCGGACGCTACGACGTGGTCTGGGAGTCCGCCGGAGTCATCAAGGGCGGTCGCCGGGTGTTCATCTCCATCCGGCTCCCCGAAACGGTCGCGATCGAGGCGGACGGCATCAACGACACGATCGTCCCGTACGTGGCCGTCATGAACGACCACACCGGGCAGGGCACCTTCCAGTGCGTCGTCACCCCGTGGCGCCCCGTCTGCGCCAACACCGAGCGGTTCGCCGTACGCGACGCACACACCCGCTGGGCCGTCCGCCACACCGCAGGCGCCGTCGACCAGATCAAGGAAGCCCGCCGCACCCTCGGTCTGTCCCTCGACTACTTCGAGAAGTACGCCGCCGAGGAGACCGCGCTCGCCCGGACGGACATGGCCGTCACCGACTTCCGCAAGGTCATCGCCGATCTGTGGCCCCTCGACGACGACGCCACCGACAGGACCAAGAACAACCACGCCGCACGGCTCGGCGCCCTCGACGACGTCTTCCGCACCGAGACCGAGCGCGTCGGCCGCACCGCCTACGCCGCCGAGCGGGCCATCACCGGCTACCTCGACCACGTCGCCCCACGCCGCCCCGGCAAGACCATGACCGAGGAGATGGCCCGCGCCACCGCCGCCCTCGAAGGCGCCGACGACGACATGAAGAACAAGGCCCACAAGCGGCTGATGCTGCTCACCCGGGCCTGACAGACCGGCGGCCGTAGCGATCTACCGCCGCCAGGGCCGCGCCCCGCGCTCCCGCCCCGCTCTGCGAGGCGCGGCCCACCCCACAACTCAATAACACGGTGCTGTAGCTCAGTTGGCAGAGCGCGGATCTTATAAGTCCTGGGTCGCGGGTTCGAGTCCCGCCAGCACCACTCCAACGCCTCTCCACGGTAATGGAGTTGCCATGACCGACACGGTCACGAAGTACCCCGCCACGCCCGCCGCCGTCGCGTCGGCAGTCCTCGACGCGATCGAAGCACAGCCCCACGCCTTCGACATGGAGGACTGGGTCTACTTCCCCGACGCTGGACAGCTGCCTCCGGACGCCGAGCCCGAATGTGGGACGACGCTGTGCGCCGCCGGATGGGCTGCCCGCGCGGCGGGCTGGACCATCGTCGCCCTCGACGACGACAGCAGGACGCAAGTCCTGGTGCGACAGCCCGATGGCACCGATGAGACGGTCACCGTGCGCACGTTCGCGCAGAAGGGCGAGGAGCGCCGCCTGATCGCCCAGGTTGGGGCAGAGGTCCTCGGTCTCAAGCCCGGCGAGACGTTCTTCTACGCCGACGCCTCCACGGCGCTGCACCGCCTCCGTGAGATCGCCGAGAGCTGACCGGCTAGACCGCCCGGGCGGCCGGACACGCGACCCGCGCTTCGGCGCGCTGGCGCGCGCTTCCCGCCGCCGGGGCCCCACCTGGAGATCCCACCATGCCGAAGCCCCGCCGCTCACGAGCGGTCCGACCGCCCGCGCGTGCCGCAGCCCTGCCGCGCCGCGGCGGCCTGGCCGTCCCGTGGATCACTGGTTGGTTCGACGGCCGCCCGTCCTTCGGGATCAACTTCCCGATCCGCCGAATCCAGTGCATCACGCACCGGGCCTGCCAGTTCTGCCGCCAGCCGCTCGGCCGCCGCATCGGGCTGGTCGTGCGCCCGGCGGACGCCGGCGTCGGCTACGTCGACGAGCCCGGCATGCACCCCGAGTGCCTGGACTACGCCGTCGCCGTCTGCCCGATGCTGAACGGCTCGATGGACCGGTACCGGACGACGCTGCCCGCCGCCGTGGCCGCCCTGGTCGCCGTGCAGGCATCGCGCGCCGGAAAGCCCGCCGAGGCGTACGAAGCCTGGTACATCACCCCGTCCGGCTACGAGATCGCCTACGGCCCCGACGGCGCCGTGCTCGGCATCCGCCTCGACGTGCCCGTGCTGATGAAGCGCCCCGTGCGCGCCGCAGCCCGGCCCCGCCTCACCGACGAACAGGCGGCGCTCCTGCGCCAGGTCCTCGACCTCGAAGCCGTACGCGCCGTCGAATCCCTACTCGAGATTCCAGGAGAGACACCCTCATGAGCACTACGCCGGGACACACCATGTCCAAGGCCGGTGACCTGGTTCGTGCCTTCAACCACGACACCATCAACACCGGCGACGGCTGGCAGTACCCGCCGCACGCGTACGACGCGATTGGATCCCTCGCTTACCTGGTGCGGATGCTGCCGCAGGCTATCGAGCAGTCCATGCGGCCCGTGCAGCGCACGCACGGAGAGGGCCGCGTCACCGTCGACGGGGGCGGCACCCCGGGCCATGCGGTCGAGCACCTGCGCACCGCCCTGGCCAATGCCGAGGCCGCCGCAAAGCTGCTCGGCGCCGCTCTGGACCATGCGCACGCCGCCGCAAGCCCGCTGGGCCTCAACACGCGCGGGCTGCCCGGCTTCGACGACTGACATGGCCAACCCGAAGCGCATCCGCGCTCTTCGCGCCGCCGAGAACTCTTCGGCCGCGAAGTGGCGCCGCCGCGCCGCCGCCGACCGAAGCCAGCCCGAGACCCTCCCGACGCTCGGCAGCGGCGAACAGGGCTGGTGCGGCGCCCCGAAGGCGCACGACTGGCCCGGCAAGAGCGACGGCGCACCCCACCCGCGAGACATGGAAGGACCATCATGACCACCACAGAGATACCGGCCGGCCCCGTCGAGAAGCCGCCCGCCGGCTTCCGGTACGGGGAGGAGCAGGCGACACTCCTCCGGGACACGCTCGCCGCCGCCGGCGTCGACCTGGGGGAGTACGACGGCGTCATCATCGACTGGCTGTCCCACTGGGAGTGGTCCACGGTCGCCGTAATCGCGTCCTGGATCGCACGGGCCGCCACCGCCCGGCCGCCCACCGAGCCTGTCGCCCTCCCGGGACGCTTCGACGCCACACCGGCCGAGGTTGACCAGCACCTGCGCCGGATCCTTGCCGAGGACAGGGTGCTGCTCTACCAGCAGGCCATCGGTGGCGCGGCCGCGCATGAGGCGGCCGAGGACCTGATGACCGAGTACCGCACGAAGGAGCGGGACCAGGCCTGGGCATTCGCATCCGCGCACATCGACCCGGCCGAGGGCGGCGGCCCCTACCCGTCGCAGTTCCAGTGCTCGCAGCACGACGGCTTCGGCCCGTGCCCGGGCGCGCCCCGGTGCACGCCGCGAGAGGACACCGGACAGTGACGAGCGCGGCGCCACTGCTCCTGCTGGACGTGGACGGGCCGCTGAACCCGTTCGGTGCACCGCCCCACCGGCGTCCCGCCGGCTACCGGACGCACCGGATGAAGCCGGACACCTGGGTTGCCCAGCACCACGGCGTACCCGAGCACCTGGTGAAGCCCCTGCGCGTGTGGCTCAACCCGGCCCACGGCGCGGCACTCCTAAGCCTGCCGTTCGAGCTGGTCTGGGCCACCACGTGGGAGCACGACGCCAACGAGTGGATCGGCTGGCGCATCGGTCTCCCGCGTGCGCAGAACTTTCCGGTCATCGAGTTCGGCAGCCAGTTCGCCCACCGCGCGGACGGGACGTACGTCAAGACGCACCGCATCGTCGAGTACGCGGCCGGCCGGCCGTTCGCCTGGGTCGACGACCAGCACGGCGACATCGACCGGGCCTACGTCGCCGAGCACCACCCGGGCCCCGCCTTGTTGCACTGGGTCGACCCGTGCAAGGGCCTCACCGACCACGACTTCACCATCCTCGCCGACTGGGCCGCCCAGCTCGGCTCTGACACCGTGAAGGGAGCCGAGGGCTGATGGCCCATGGACCCGAGCACTACCGGGAGGCCGAGCAGCTGCTCGCGCGCGCCCACCACTACACCTACGGCGACGGCGCAGACCCGGTCACCGGACAGGCACTGGCCACCGAGGCCATCGGCCACGCCCTGCTGGCCACCGCCGCCGCCACCGCCCTCAACGACAACTCGCACGACGAAGGCGGCATGCCCCTCGACGACTACAAGGCCTGGCAGGAGGTGGCCGGCGTCTACAAGCCGCGCCGCAAGGGAGGCGACGACACATGACGACGCCGGAGCACACACCCCGCACCGTGTCCTGCCCGCCCGCGCCGGAGGGCTGCGGCGCGGCCGTCGGCCAGCCGTGCATGAGCCACGGCGGCACCCGCGAGCGCACCGACTTCCACCGGTCACGCACTGCCGCCTGGATTCAGGCCCGAGTCGACCGCAGTCCCGCCGTCAGTCTCATCCAGCGCGCGGCTGTCCAGAAACGCGGGATGCACGCCAAGCACACCGTCAGGCTGCTGGAGGAGCACGGGCTCACCGCCGAGGCGGCCCTGATCCAGCGGGCCCTCAGGGACCGCAACGGGCTGATGTCCGCCAAGCAGGCCGCCCAGCTCCTCCTCGACCACGCCGAGCGCGGTGAGCACCGATGAGCGCCCGGGACGAACTATCGGCCGAGCAGCGGGCCACGCTCGCTGCCCAGCTCGGCGACACGCAGCCTGCCCGGGCGAGTCTGCTCATATCGTTCGGCAAGTCCGTCCAGGGCCGTCGCGAGCACGACCACACCACCCAGAGCGAGGACTGGTACTGCCTCAACCTCGCCGCGTACATGGGCGAGCGCGCGGCCGCCGTCCTGCGCCGCCTGCTCGACGCCGAGGCCCGCGCCGAGCGCTACCTCACGGCGTGGAAGCTGTGCCGCACCCGCGCCCTCTCGCTCGCCGGCGCCGCCGACCGGTACGCCGCGCGCGCTCGCCAGGGACAGACCGCGCTGCAGGACGCGCTCGTCGCCATCCTCGGCGCCCAGGTGGAACGCGATGCGGCCCGCACCACGACGCTGCACCAGGTCGACGAGCGGCTCGCCGCGATGCAGCTCCCCGACCACCTCAAGGGCACGCTGAACGCTGGTTCGTACGCCGACGCATGGCGCCACTGCCGGGACATCGTCCAGGCCATGGCCGATGACGCGGAACGGGAGAAGGGCACCAGCGGCGGTCCCCAGTCGCACACGGGCGAGCCCACTCCCGACTTCTCCGGACTGCTGGCGCACGTGACCGTCTTCGAGATCCCGTGCACCGGCTCGGCGCTGCCTCTCCAGCTGCGCCGTAGCACTGCCAGCGGCGACCGGTGGGCCATCTGCGACCGTGAGGGCCGCCGCTGGCACCGCGTGCACGGCTTCGTCCACGAGCGCCAGGACCTTCGGGAGCCCGAGCGCACAGACACCCGGTTCCCGCTCGCCGAGGCGTGGCCGCTCGCGCAACGGATCGCGGCCGGAGAGGCAGGCACGTGATGGCGATCGGCTACGCGCACACCCTGTTCTGCGACCGGCGGGGCTGCCGCGCCAAGGTCACTGTGGAGCGGACCCGGAACGCCGCGCATGCCCGCCGGATGGCCCGCATGCGGCACGGCTGGGGATGCGACACCGCCGGCGACTTCTGTCCCACCGACAAGACGGCGCCGGCCCGGCCGGCCACGAGTGAGACGCCGTCGCGCGACGGCGCCGAGACGTCGTACACCGGACGCGGCAGCGAGGGGGAGCGGTGAACACCACCCAAGGCAGCGTCGCGCGCCAGTCGCGAGACGGCGCTGAGACGTCGCATGAGACACCGGTGATACCGCTACGGCCGGGCCTCGCTGAGCCGCCGAAGCCGCCGCCGTCCGAGCCGCTCGACGTCGCGCGACGGCGCATCGAGGCGCTGAGACTGTCGCGCGAGAGTCTGTCGCTGCGGGAGATCGGTGACAGGCTCGGCGTCTCCAAGGACACGGTGCGACGCGACATCGCGGCCGCCGAGCGCGAGGAAGCCGAGGCGGCCGAGGAGACGGCGCGCGACACCGGCGAGACGAGCGACGGTTCGGACGAGACACCGCCGGCGCCTGGCGACGGCGACCGCGACACGCTCGTACTCGTCCTCGACGAGCCGCTTCGCCAGGCCCTCACCGTCCTTCGCGGCGTCCGCGGTGCGGCGGACGACCCGAAGCAGAACGTCGCCGTGGCGCGCGCCGCGATCCGCTCGCTCGCTGATCACTTCGAGGACCAGCGCAACAGGGGAGGAAGGACGTCGTGATCAGTCAGGCAACAGTCAACGCGGTGCAGACCGAGCTTGTCGACCATCTGCGTACGCGAAGCGAGTGGGACGAGCAACCGGCGCTGTTCACCATCCATGAGACCACCAGCGGCGCGAGCCTCGCTCAGCTGCCGGTCCCGGAGCTGGTCTGGGCGACCCCCGGGCATCCACCGACCACAGTTGCCGCGCTGGCCGCTGTCGCGCTCCAGCTGCCCCGCCATCCGGACGGATCACACCCGCTCGTCAGGCCAGGCGTCGGACGGCTGATCGGCGCCGCCTTTCGGTACGAGGCCTACGCGATCAGCGGAGGGTCCACGGAGCCGGCCGTTCAGGAAGCCCTGCGCCGCAAGGCAGTCGGAGGATCGGTGCCCCGCTTCCAGGAGATCCCCGGCCGCGTCGAGCAGCGATGCATGACTGCGGTGGACGCCGACGGCGGACGGTACATGGCCAGCAGCGCCCGCATCGACGAGTCGATGCCGGAGGCCGCGGAACCGGTCATGCAGTACCTCGCATTCGGTGACCCGCAGAGGGACCGACTCACGGGCAACGTCGTAGACGCCACCATCCGCTTCCTGAACGCGATCAAGCCCGTACCCACGAAAGGACGCACCGCGTGAGCCCACGTCCCGAAGCCGTCGCCGCCGCCAACTGGTGGGCGAAGACGCTCGCCGAGCCGCCGGGCCACGACCTGGGCCGCGGCGCCGCCGAGTCGAGCACTCCGGCCAACTCGGTCTCGGCTCTCGTCCGCCGGCAGCGCAGCCAGGCCGACATCGAGGCCTTCCGTGAAGCCTTGGCCGAGGAGATCGAGCAGCACATCGCGCAGTACAGCTGGCGCTCAGAGGCACCGGACTTCGGCTCCTACATGCGCTCGATCGGGGTCGACTACGGTCCCGACGACGTCCTGGCCGATGCCGCCGAGAAGGCCGGCTTCAAGCTGAAGGCGCTCGACCTGCCCATGAAGACCGTCATGTGGATCAATCCGGGTGTCGTGAAAGTCGCCCAGGGACATGGCGCGCCCATCACCGTCATCTGGGAGGCACCGGGTGCCTGACAACAGCTTCACCCACCCTGCGTCCGGCCGCACCTACGTCGAAGACGATCCGGCGGCGCACTTCGCCACCCTGGTCGGAGTCTTGGCCCGGCAGTGCGACGCGTTCCTCTACCACCACCAACGACGCCTCAAGGGCCTGGACTACCTGGCGCAGCACACCGAATGGTCCAGCGACCCGAGCAACATCGCCCGGACGATGGCGCACACGATCGAGCAACTGGACAAGGCCTTCACCGCCGTCGTGTGCGACCGCACCCTGCATGAGTACGGGCTGGGCCAGAAGGACGACGACTGGCAGCGCAAGTACGGGCCCGTCGGAGGCGAGTCGTGAACTACCGCCCGTACCCGAACCGCGAACGCGCCTTGGCCCAAGAGCGGCGTGGGCGGGCACCCGAGCCGACGCCGTGCCCTGCCTGCGCCCATCCGGTCAACCGCCACGCCATCGAGGGCGGACAGCCGGTGTGCACGCGCGGCCTCGGCCTGGTGTCCTGCCGGGACTGCGCCGAGACGTGGGCCCGGAACCCTGCGGTTGCCGCCCTGATGGACTTCGGCCGCGTCTTCAGGCTCGGCTCCGGACGCCAGGTCCTCGTCGAGCACCCGCGCCGCACCGGTAAGGCCGCCATCACCGCGGCGATCGTCGACCAGGCCGTGAAGGCCGGCAAGCACCTCCACGTCGCGACCCGCCGCGGCGTACGGTGCGCCGGGGGGATCGAGCACGCGTGCACGCTGCTGCCGCTGCGGCCCGACGCTCCGCTGATCCTGGCCCGGGCCGTGCGTACCTGCACAGCCGTCCCTTCGCAGTGGAACGCCTGGACCGTCGAAGGCCAGTACCTCTACCTGCGCTACCGGTCCGGCATCGGCACCGTCGACGCGTACGACACCGAGGACAGCGAGCAGTGGACGCAGCCGCCCGAGGGGCGCATCGCCATCTTCGACACCGGCGAGCAGTACGGCGGCGACATGGACCTCACCGAGTTCTGTGAGCGCGCCGGCCTCCAGCTCGCCGACGACGCGGAGGTGATCGGCGAATGATCAAAGCGATCCTGCGCGAGCCCAGTGGACAGGCCGTCGTGGTCCTCGGGCTGTCCGGCGAGAACATGGCCCGCCTCATGGCCGACGAGCCGATCGTGGTGCAGCTCGCCGAACTCGGCCTGAAGCCCATGAAGATCCTGCTCATGGGCGGACGCACCGAGGCCGACATCACCGCCCAGCTGACCACCCAGTTCGGGCAGCCGCGGAAGACCGCAGGCCAGGAGCCGAAGCGGTGAACGCCCCCCTGCGTGTCAGCGCCGCCGACTTCCCGCCCGTCGGGTTCAGCACCGCACCGGCCGGCCGCGCCTGGACCGCCGCCTGCCGGCCCTGCGGCAGCGGGGGAGTGCCGCTGCTCATCGGCCGCTCGGCCACCCTCGACCGCGCGGGCTGGCAGGCCTGCATGGCGGCCGCCAACGCCCACATCACCCAGCACCAGAACGGAGGCCGACTGTGACCGCCAGCCAGCCGCCCGACCGCGCCGCCGCCCTGTACGAACAGTGGGTGAAGGCCGGGCCGCCTCCCTTCGGGACGTCGCTGGCCCGATGGTGGGACGCCCGCCTTGCCGAGCTGCACAACGTGGTCGACCCTTCGCCCGATCAGTCGGACGCAGCGACGGAGAAGCTGGCGCGGCCGGTGCCCTCAAGGCTCGCCGTTCCGGGGGTCCTGCTGTCCGGCATCGTCGGTTCGACCGCGTACGGCCTCGCCCGGCCCGGCTCCGACGTCGACCGGCTCGGCATCTATGCGGTACCCACCGAGCAGCTGCACGGCCTTCACCGGCCCACCGAGTCCCACGTCACCACGGGCCCGGACCGCACCCTGCATGAAGCCGCGAAGTGGTGCCGGCTCGCCCTCGGAGGCAACCCGACCGTGATGGAGCTGGTGTGGCTGCCGCCCGAACTGTACGAGGTGCGTACGCCCCTGGGGAACGAGCTGATCGACATCCGCCGGTCGTTCCTCTCCGCGACGCGGGTCCGGGACGCCTACCTCGGCTACGCCACCCAGCAGTTCCGGCGCCTGGAGAACCGCGGCGACGGCTCGTTCTCCGCGGACACTCGCAAGCGGACGGCGAAGCACGCCCGGCACTTGAAGCGTCTGTGCCACCAGGGCCTGGAGCTGTACACCACCGGGCACCTCACGATCCGCGTCACGGACCCGCAGGAGTACCACGACTTCGGGGAGCAGGTGGCCGCCGACTCCAGTGCCGCGCGCCCGCTGCTCGCCGAGTACGAGGCCGCCTTCAACGAGAACCGGTCCGTCCTGCCGGACCAGCCCGACGAAGCAGCCGCCGAGGCGTGGCTGCGCCGGGTGCGCGCCCACTTGTACACCGAGGCGGCGAAGCGTGCCTGAGCTGCCCGAGGCCGTCATCTTCGACATGGACGGCACCCTGTGCGACGTCCGCGGCATCCGTCACCTGTTGGACGGTCCGGGCCGCTTCGACACCTTCCACGCCGCCTCCATCGACTGCCCGCCCCACGACCACGTCGTCGCCGCCGCACGCCGGGAGCACGCCGCCGGCCGCGCGGTCCTGATCGTGACCGGCCGAGCAGCGAAGTGGCGGCACGTCACCGCATGGTGGCTCGCCTTGCACCAGGTGCCGTCGGAGGCGATGTGGATGCGCGGCCCGGGCGACTTCAGGCCCGACTACGTCGTCAAGCGCGGCATCCTCGCCCGCATCCGCCAGCTGTACCGGCCGGTCGCCGCCTGGGATGACAACCCCAACGTGATCCGGCTCTGGGAAGAGGAGGGCATCCCCGTCACCGTCGTGCCCGGCTGGGACGGCGACCGGTGAGCCGGGACGCGCCCGTCGCCGATCCGGACACCGGCACCGTGCGCCAGTGCGCCACCCTGTGCGACACCTGCATCTACCGGCCCGGCAACCTGGCGCACCTGGCGGCCGGCCGCGTCCAGGAGATGACCCAGGCCGCCATCGCCGCCGAAGGACACGTCGTCTGCCACGCCACCCTCGACACTCCGGCGCCCGCTATCTGTGCCGGGTTCGCACGCCACCCGCTCGGCGCCCTGCGCTCCCTGGCGCTCCGGATGGTCCGTGCGGGCGCAGCCACACTCCAGCTCGTCAACCCGCCGTCAAAGGGACAACGATGACCGACCGCACCGCCCTCGGCGACCGCATGAAGCGGCACGAGGCCGCCTACCAGGCCGTCTTGCCGCGCCGCACGTACACCGTCATCCGGGTCGACGGCCGAGCGTTCCACACCTACCTGCGAGGCGCCGTCAAGCCGTTCGACCTCCAGTTCATGGAGGACATGGACGCGACCGCAGAGGCGCTCTGCAAGGAGATCTCCGGCGCCGTGTTCGCCTACACCCAGTCCGACGAGATCAGCATCCTCGCCTGCGACTTCGCCACCGAGCAGACGGAGCCGTGGTTCGGGGGAGTGGTCGCCAAGGTGATCAGCATCGCCGCCTCTGCCGCGACCGCGGCCTTCAACGGTCGCCGGCCCGCGCACCGCCCAGCCCTGTTCGACGCCCGCGTGTTCACGCTGTCCGACCCCGTCGAGGTGGCGAACTACTTCGTGTGGCGGCAGCGCGACGCGGTCCGCAACTCCATCGCCATGGCCGCCCAGGCGAGCTTCTCCCACCGGCGGCTGTTCGGCGTGGACACCAACGGCATGCAGGAGCTGCTCTGGTCCGAGGCCAAGGTGAACTGGAACGACTACCCGGACGGCTGCAAACGTGGTCGCGTCACCGTGCGTCGCACCGGTGAGCGACCCGTCGAATACGTCGACAGGCGCACGGAGCAGCTCGTTCGCACCACGGCGGTGCGCTCCTGGTGGGAGACGACCGGCGCGCCACACTTCACCACAGGGCCGGACTCCTGGCTCGCTGCTGTCATCCCGCCGATGCCAGCCCTCACGAGGGGCTGATCACCATGACCAACGAGAGCCTCAGCGGCAGCCCGACGCACGGCCTGTCCGTGCAGCACGCCGACGCCCTGTGGGACGCGGTCGCTATTCCCGGCCCGCGCACGCCGACGTTCATGGAACAGCACGAGCGGGTGTGTCGCACCGTCGCCGAGATCATCAGCGAGGTGGCGCCCGTCTCTCCTGCCGGCCCGGCGCCCGCCACCGACCGGGACGACGCGATCGCTTCCTGCCCCGGCTACGAAACCAGCCCGAACCCGTGCCGCTGCCCCTGCTATGGCTGCAAGCATCACTGTTCCGCGCACACCCCGGAAGACGTGCCCGAGCCCGACGACACGGATCTCACTGAGGCAGACATCGACCGGATGACGGCCGCCGGGACCCCGGTGCAGATCGTGACCGAGCCGCCCGCCACCTACAGCGCCGCCGTGCTGCCCGCGCCCGCCCAGCAGACTGCCGAGCCGCTGGCCGTGGACCCGGCACTCCTGCTGCGAGTGGCCGACCACCTCACCCGCTCCGCCGATCAGCTCTGGCCGGACGGCGGCAGCGTCATGCACGCCGACGCCACGCTGCTGCGTCGTCTAGCTGGCGAGGCGCAGCAGGACGAGGAGCGCGAGGCCGCTCTTGACCTTAGGGGCGGCCCGGCGATCTGCCCCCTCTGCCCCTACCCCCTCACCCTCCACACCCCTTCCGGAGCGCGCGCCCACTTCACGGCGGTCCACCCCGAGCAGCGGCTGACCGGACGAGGACCGGGGCCGTGGCCGCTCCTCATGCCCACCACCGCAGCGCAGCAAGACGAGCACGCGTGCAGCAACTGTGATGGCGTCGACCCCGACACGTGCTTCATGAACCCGAACCGGCCGCCGGAACAGTGCCCGCGCTCCGAGGCCGACGGATACGGTCTCCAGTGCCAGAAGCCTGCCGGGCACAACCTGTGCACCTTCGAGGAGCAGCCTGCGGCCGACGGCCGGCAGTGAGGTTCGAATGAGGACCCCACCCCGCGATCCGCGTCCGTACGACGGCGAACTCCGTTGTCACGCCCGTACCTGGCCAATGGACCCGGCCTGCCCCGACACCGCCACCTGGCACGTCGCCTGGCTCCTGGCCCCGTCTGGCCACTTCTCCCTGGTCTGCAACGAGCACATGGACGGGCTGACCGGCGTCTACAACTATGTCGACCGGCACCCGGCCGAGATCATGTGCGCAATGCCCGGCACGGGCTGGCTGAGCGGTCAGCCCAGTCGCTGCGTCATCGCGCCGCCTATCGGACATCACGAGAGGATGACCCCATGACGACTGAGCGTGTCACCGTCCGAGTCCTGCTGCTGTTCGGCGACCAGGCCGAAATCGTCGCCGATGTTCCGCCGGAAGACCGCGGCGAGCCGGAGCGGTACCCGGCGGCCGAGATCGCGGCCGCCACCGACATCCCGGTCAGTGACCTGGCCGGGCAGAGGCTCACCGCCGAGGTCGGCGACGAGGGCCGGCTGTCCGGCTGGCAGCGCGCCTGACCACGCTGAACACAACGGCCCTGATCTGTACGGAGGTTGGGGCCAGTTTCTCGGTTGGATGTGTTGCAAATCAGTGCGTGAAGGGTCCATAATAGAGACAGAAGGAACGAGGGGCCGCAATCTCCGAACTCCTTCACCAACCACCACAATTCAAGAGAGGACGGACAACATGTCTGACGAGTTCGAGCGGGAGACCCAGATGCTGGGTAACACGATCGTCGCCGTCTACCTCCTGCTCCGCCGGGTGTGCCAGCTCCTCCCGGTCCCCGTCCAGCTCCCCGACTTCACCGGGGACACGCTCAACGGGGAGGAGATGAACGAGGCAGTCACCCGACTCGTGGAAGTCGTCACCGACGAACCGGTCCACGAACTCATCCAGTCCGGGATCTGGGGAGCGGGCCTCCACTGGCTCTCCGCCTCCCACCTCTTCACCAGGTACATGGAGAAGCCCGAGCGGATCGTGGCCCTGGAGATCCGGCTCAACATCGTGACCGCCCACGACGGTCTCCACGCCGTGGAAGACGCGCTCCTGGGCGACGACCCGGACGAGTGACACACCAGGGCCCCCGGCAGCCAGCCGGGGGCCCTGGCGCAAGCAGAGTCAACCGGCAGGGGCCGGGCCGAAGCCCACGGGCGCACAGCGCCCGGCGCAATACCCCTGCCGGTCACCAACCATCCACGAAGGACGGACACGACAATGGTAGACACCCCGCCCGGCGAGACGTACGCCGAGATCGCCGCCCGCCATGGCCGGGCCGAGACGACCGTCCGCAACCAGTGGGCCCGGCACCCGGAGTGGCCCAAGCCGCTGTCCCGGAAGCGCGGCAAATTCCTCCTGTTCGACCCGGCCGCCGTGGACCGGTTCGTCGCCGCGCACGTCGACCGCCCGGCCGCCGAGCTGGAGCCCCGCCGCCTGTACAGCGCGCGCGAGATCGAGAACCTCACCGGCATCACCGCCGCCACCATCCGTGCCGACCGCTCGAAGGGCCGCTGGCCCGCCCCGGACGACGAATCCAGCCGCGCGCACCGCTGGTACGGCGCCACCATCACCAAGGCACTCGTCGGGCGCCGCGCCTACCGCAAGAGCGACGAAACAACAGACCGCACCTGACGGCCCCGTTGTCAGTGCAGTGAGGAAGGATACGGCCATGGAACCCGTGCACAAGATCACCAGCCTCGACGGGACCTGGAAGCCCGGCGACGTTGTACTCGACGCGGCCGGCAACCTCCGCGTCCGCTCGAACCACCCCAAGTGGGTGTGGGACTACGCCAGCGAAGGGAGCACCCGGGACCCCTTCACCGGCGGGGCGTCCGTGCCCGAGGGCGGCCTTGAGGAGAGCGACGTCCCCCGGCCGCTGGTCCTGCTCGTACGCGACGGGCAGGCCGTCGGCGGCCGGCCGATCGAGGAGTGACCAACCCCGTCACCGTGCGACCTGGAGCCCCGTGCTCGGAAGCCGCGCTGCTCCACGCCGGCCTGCCCGCTCTGCGCCGCGCCCAGAGCGCCTCTGGGCGCGTGAGGCGCACGACCGGGGACTGAGGGCAGTGAGCCCGCGTCGTAGCCGCTGCCGCTACCTGCCCCCGAGGAGAACGGCCCCTCTTCTAGATCCAGTTGACCCCCCGTAGAGCTGGTGGGAGCATCCCGCCCAGCACGCACACTCTGGGGGGACCATGAAACGTGCCGTCAGCCTGCCCATCGCCGCTGTCCTGGCGGCCGTCGGGCTCACCGCATGCGGCAGCAGCGAGGGTCGGCCGGCCGTGGACGCGCGTATCCCGAGGAAGCCCGCTGCGCCGGCCAGCACCGCTTCCGTACGGCTCGCCTGGAATCACACGGCGAAGAACGGCAGCGATCCCGAAGTCTGGTACGTGGCCCGTGTCAGGAATGACAGCAAGTCGGCGGCCGCGGTCGTCATCGACGCCCAAGCCCTCGACAAGTCGGGCACCATCGTCGGCTCCGCCGAGACCAGCCTGCCAAGGGTCCCGGCCGGCGCCACCTTCGACTACTTCGGGGACCTCGGCGGTGGACTCTCCGCAGCACTCACCGGCGTCCCCGCCAAGGTCCAGGTCACACTGAACAAGACCGCCGGGCAGGCCGGCATCAGCGAGCTGGGCGCGCTGGCCACCAGCGACCAGACGCTGACCCGCGACAGCAGCGGCGACCAGTACACCGGCGCGCCGTACGCCTACGACCTGGCGGTGAAGGCCACCAACGGCACGCGCGCAGCGGTCTCGGGCGGAGTGACACAACAGGTCGTCCTGTACGACGCGAAGGGCAGCATCGTGGGAGGTGGCACTGGTGCGTCCGACAACGCGCCGGACACCCTGCCCGCAGGTGCGAGCTACCGGGAGAAGTGGACCGGCATCCCCGCCGTGGCGAAGGCGGTCCGCGCCGTCTACACGGTCTGGCCCGGCTGAACCGACGGCCGACGACGCTGCGCCCGCTCAGGTCTCCCACGTGTCCGGGCCGCCCCCACGCCATTCGATCAGCCCGGCGTGCGCGGCGACGTCGAGTTCGTCCCACCCCTCCAGGCCGGCGCGCTCCAGGAGGACGGCCATGTCGTGCAGGCTGAAGGCGGTACCCAGCAGGACGCCGTCGACAGTCACCCTGCGGGCGCCCGTCTCGGACGGCGGGTAGACGATGACGCGGGCACCGGCCATGCGACCAGCCTGAGCCGGGGGTCCGCGCGGCGCACGCCGGGTTACTCCAGACGCGGGACGTCGCCGGCGTAGTGCAGCTGCACGCCGGGCTCGAACCCCGCCTGCTCGATCAGTGCGTCCGAGGTGTTCACCTGGTACCGGCAGTGGACACCGCCGGTCGTGGGATGGGGGAGCCGGATCTCACCCACCCCGTCCGTCATCTCGCCCGTGTCGCCCTGGTGCGGGCCGCTCATCACGTAGTAGCGCATGCCGTGCAAGGTGCACCCGGCCAGCGTGATTTAGCAAGCAGCCAGGTCAGGGCCCTGCGGCCGGACAACGCCTCCCAATCGCAGGGTCATTGTCAGTGCCGCGTGCGATCCTTCCTCCCAACTCTCAATGGAAGGAGGTGAAGAACATGTCGAAGAAGCAGAAGACGGTCGTTGCCATGCTCGCCGCTCTGGCCGCCCAGGCATACCTGGGCAAGGTCGCCAAGCAGCAGGGCGCCGCGCTCGGTCTGCCCGTAGTGGCGGTCGGCCTGATCGGCTACGCCATCAGCGCCGCGCTGTAGCGCAGCCGGGCCCTGGCTCTGCCGCTCGTATCGGCGAAGCCAGGGCCCCGACCGGACGATGTCCATCACTTACCAGCAACGGAGAACCATGTCGAACACCAACGAGTTCGAAGACGCGGTCGAAGACGCCCGGGTGGCACTGATGAAGCGCATCGCGCAGGCTGCCGAGGAATCGGTGAAGCTCAATCCCAGCAACCAGGCCGGGGCACTGAAGGATCTGGCCGACGCCTACGCGCGGATCATCGTGCCGCAGAGCCCGCGCTGACCAGTTACGCTGAAAACACGGCAGGGCGCGCACGCCGATCCTCCGGGAGAAGGCCCTCGGGGCCCGCGCACACAGTCGGGAGCGCCGTCGGCAGACGAGGGCCGTCGTCCACAGCTGGCCAGCACCGGTTCAACTCCGGAACGGCGGCGTGTCCTGGCACTCACCACAGCGCGCCCTGGCCAGAAACGCCGGTAACCGTGTCTGACGCCGCCTCTGCGTACGAGAGGCCGCGGCGCCGTACGGACCGACCGGGCTGCCGGATATCTGGGTGCGCCGGTCTCGGGCGAACCCCCACAATCACAACACCAGCACAATTATCGGGAGTTCACGTGGCACCCACCCTGAATCCGGACGTCGTACAGCGCCTCGCGTATGTCCGCTTCCTCTACCGCGAGGGCATCGAGCAGAGCCGCCAGCCTGCGCCGCTGCGCTCGCGCGCCATCACGTCCTTCCACGACGCCGTTGAGAACTACCTCGGAACCGTCGTCCAGCACCTGGGCATCGACGTGAACAAGGCGCCCGAGTTCATCCAGTATTGGGCTCTGATCAAGCCGGAGTTCGAGCTGCCGAAGAAGGACTCCATGAAGCGTCTCAACGACGCTCGCGTGGCGCTCAAGCACAACGGCACGTTCCCCTCTGAGCACCAGATCGAGCAGGCCCACCGGACCGTGGAGGACTTCTTCACAACGGTCACGCCGAAGGTCTTCGGGGTCGACTTCGACTCCATCGACATGGTCGACCTGCTGACCCAGCCCGAGACGGTCCGACTGCTGCGTGAGGCTCAGACGCACGCCGACATCGCCGACTATCCCATGGCGATGGCTGGCCTGGTGCTCGCCTTCGACGCCCTGCTGGACCACTACTCTGCGGGCGACCGGCCCACCATGGGACCGTCGCCCTTCAAGTTCGGCTCGAAGGTCTACCAGGGCGACCAGCCCCGCGTGGACGGCGCGAGTAGCCAGACCAACGGTCGGCTCAAGAAGCTCAGCAACTTCGCCACCGCGGCTCAGGACGCACTGCGCGTGATCTCGCTCGGCATCGACTACCCCAGCGTGGCCCGCTTCCGGATCATGACCCCGCCGCTGTACGGCTACGGCGACGGCAGCCAGCGCTTTGTGAACCTGCATTCGGTGCGGGAGCTGACCGCGGATGACTACGACTGGGCGCGGCACTTCGTCATCGAGTCTGGTCTGCGCGCCTCGCGTGCCGACGAGATCCGCGAACTCCAGGAACGCAACTTCCAGAAGAACTGGAACCCACAGGAACCGTTCGGGGAGCGGACCTGGCCCGGCCCGGCAGGCGGAGCGCCGGAGGCAGACGAGGTATCCGTGTTCGACGAGGTGTGACACTGGCGGGCGTGAGCACCTCACGAGTCGGCCGGGACGGCCGCGCCCTCGTCACCACCACCCAAGCCGCGTACTCCCTGGGCATGGACCCTAAGCAGTTCCGCGGCTGGGCGCGCCGTCGCGGCATCGCCCCGGCCGGGTCCCGGCCGAACCCCAGCCGGGGCCAGGCCCTCGCTCTGTGGGACCTCGCCGACATCAACGATGCCCTGCGCCAACTCCCGCAGCGTGCCGCCTGTCAAGAGGCCTGACCTGCCAAGGCTTGACAGAAGATCGGCGGGCGCTCATTCTGTGAGACGTTGGCATCGCTGTCCCGCAGGTCTCCCGCCGAGACGTGGACTCTCCGCCCTCCCACCACTCCAGCCCGGCCTACGCGCCGGGCTTCGTCGTATCCAGGGAGGGACGCATGGAACAGATCAGGCTCGTCCGACTGACCGTCCTCTTCGGGAAGTCCTACATCTGGGTACGCCTGCCCGACGGTGTGCTCGCCCTCTACCCGGACCCACTGCACCCCGACCGCCTCACTGCCCGCTGACCACCGCATGGCACAGCTCACCGAGCAGGAGATCGAGCGCCGCACTCGACAGGCACGAAGCGGCCGGCCCTGGCGGAGGGTGCAGACACGGGTCTTCGCGGAGGAGACCCACTGCTGGATCTGCCACCGATGGGTCGACCAGTCCCTACCCGGCACCACCCACCCCTGGGCGCGCACCGTCGACCACGTCCACCCACTCTGGCTCGGGGGAGACCCCCTGGACCGGACGAACTGCCGCCTCGCCCATCGGCGCTGCAACACCGCGAGGAACAACCAGCTGCGCGCCGCGCAGCGGCCGCGCCCCAGCTTCACCGTCGACGCGACAAGCCTCTGACCTGCGGAAATCCCCGACTCCGGGGGAAGATCGGGATTTTTTATCAGAGCCTGGCTGACCCCGCCCCCACCTGACCCTCCCTCTCCCCCCGCGATTTTTGGGGCAGCCCAAAGCGGCCCCTGGAGGGAGTGGTGATCATGGTGGAGGAGCCTGCTGGTCTCGCTGAGCGGGGCCGCCGGATGTGGCGGGACTCCCTGGCGATCTGGTCTCTGACTCCGGCGCATCTGGTGCTGCTGGAGGAGGCTTGTCGGATCGCCGACCGGCTCGAATGGCTCGACTCCATACTGCGCGCCGTCACGGGCAATGTCAAGGACGATCCGGCGCAACTAGCGGAAATTCCGGCCTTGTTGGGGGAATCCCGGCAGCAGTCGGCAGCACTCAAGGCGCTTCTGGCGGAGATCCGGCAGGGCCAGTACGGCTCTTCGCCGACCAGCGTCGATCCGGCGGGAGGTGCGGGTGTCTCCGACCTCACCGCCCGCATCGCGCGCAAGGCCCAGGGTTGAACTCGCCCCGCCGGCCGCGTACACGCTCGGGCCCGAGGCCTGCGAGCTGGCGCGCCGGGCCGGCCTGGCCGCGGACCCGTGGCAGGCGGACAGCCTCGACCTGATGATGTCCGTCCGCCCGGACGGGAGGTGGGCGTGTTTCGAGTTCGCCGAGTGGGTGCCGCGCCAGAACGGCAAGGGCGCCATCTTGGAGATCAGGGCGCTCGCCGGGTTCTTGCTACTTGGCGAGCAATTGATCATGTGGTCGGCCCACGAATACAAGACCGCGATCCGCGCGTTCCGGCGTATGAAGCAGCTGCTCAAGCGGCTCGGCAAGCAGGTCGGCGCCAATGAGAACCTGCTCGAGGTCGACGGCATCCGCATCAAGATCTCGAACACGAATGGCGAGGAAGGCTTCGAGCGCCTCGACACGAACGCCGAGTTGAAGTTCATCGCCCGCAGCAAGGGCAGCGGCCGCGGTTTCACCGGCACCACGAACATCATCGACGAGGCGTTCGCCTACTCGTGGGAGCAGAACGAAGCCCTCATGCCGACCATGCGGGCCGTCCAGAACCCGCAGATCATCTACACCTCGACGCCGCCGCTCTCCGGCGACACCGGCGACGTGATGTACCACTTGCGCGAGCGAGCCGAAGCTGGAGGGGACGCCTCGCTCGGCTACCGGGACTGGGGTCTCGGCGGCGACTTGGAGCACCTCGCGGACGTCGACCTCGATGATCCGGAGCTGTGGGCGGCCACCAACCCTGCATGGGGATACCGAGTCACCGAAGAGGCCACGGCACGTGACCGGCGCGGTATGGGTGACGCCGGTTTCGCTCGCGAGATCCTCGGAATCTGGCCCAAGCGCGCCGAGGGCTCGACGGTCATCGACCCGGCGAAGTGGGCGCGGATGCTCGACGAGGGCAGCGTCCGTGACCGGGAGACCGGCCTCGCGCTCGGCGTCGACATCAGCCCGCTGCGCGACTCGGCCGCGATCGTCGTCTACGGCAACCGTGCGGACGGCCTCGGCCACGTCCAGGTCGCCGACTATCGGCCCGGCACGAGGTGGCTGCTGCCTCGGCTGATCGAGCTGCGCGAGACGCTGGAGCCGATCGCCATCGCCATGGGCCGCGGCACCCACGCGTTCTTGAAGACCGCGCTCGACAAGGCCGACTTCCAGCTCCCCGACGACCCAGAGGAGCCGGACCCCGGCGACCTGGCGGTGACCGGCGCTCTGGAAATGGCGGCCGCGGCCGGACAGGTCCTCGACGGGGTCCGCGAGCAGACGTTCCGGGTCATCCCGAACCGGCACCTCGACGTCGCCGTGGCCGGCGCCAAGACCAAGGCCTCCGGAGACACCATCGCCTGGACCCCGGTCAAGAGCGACGTGGACATCACCCCGCTCGTCGCCATGAGCGTCGCCCGCTGGAGCTACGTCTCCCGCTCCCACCTGCTCACGGCCCGCGAATACGACCCGCTCGCCTCGATCTTCTGACCGCAGCCGCCCGACGGCCCTCGACAGATCCCGGAAGGGGGCCATCGTGCGCAACCCCCTCTCCTTCCGCCGCTGGGGCTGGACGCGCGGCACCAGTTCGCCGGCGCGGGGCGGGGGCGAGCAGCGCAGCCTCGGCCCGGACAACGTGTCCTGGCCGACTAGCGACATCGCGTCCCCAGCCGCCCTCTCTGAACGGGGAGCGCTCGCACTCACCCCGGTGTTCGCCGCCGGCCGGGCGCTGTCGTCCGGTGTGTCGTCGCTGCCGATCCAGCAGTACCGGCGGGTCGGCGACGCCACCACGAAGCTCCCGCTCAGCACCTTGTTCCGGAAGCCGTCCGCGCAGGGCACGATCGACGACTGGCTGGGCCGGGCGATGACGTCGCTGGTCTACCGCGGCAACGCGGTCGGGCTCGTGATGGAGCGGGACTGGCTGGAGTACCCGACGCGGATCGAGTGGCTGAACCCGGCGCTCGTCTACGTCCAGGACCGTATGCCGCTGGGGCAGCGCGGTTCCTTCACCGACCCGGTCTGGACGTACTGCGGTATCGAGATCCCCACGTACGACATCGTGCACATCCCTTGGATCACGATGCCCGGCCGGACCTGGGGCCTGTCGCCGCTCGCCGCCTACGCGGTAACCGTGTCGACCGGCCTCGCCGCACAGCGGTTCGTGGACGACTACTTCCGTTCCGGTGGCCAGCCGCCCGGCCACTTCAGGAACACCACCCAGACCATCGACCAGTCCACGGCGAACACCATCAAGCGCCGCCTCGTCTCCGCGATCCGGTCCCACGAACCGATCGTCTACGGCAAGGACTGGGAGTACGCGCCGATCACCGTCTCTGTCCAGGAGGCGCAGTTCTGCGAGACGCAGCGGCTCACGGCCACGCAGATCGCTGCGGTGTACGGCATCCCGCCGGAGAAGATCGGCGGCGAGACGGGCGGGAGCTACAGCTACAGCTCGCCCGAGCAGCGGCAGATCGAATTCATCCAGGACGCCCTGCTGCCGTACCTGGTGAAGCTGGAGAACCACCTCTCGGAGCTGCTCCCGCGCGGCCAGTTCATCAAGTTCAACGCCGACGCCCTGATCCGGGTGGACATCCTCACCCGGCACTCGGTGTACGAGAAGTCCCGCCTGATCGGCCTGAACAACCTCGACGAGCTGCGGGCCCGCGAGGACGAGGCGCCGCTGCCTGACGGCAAGGGCCAGGACTACACGCCGCTGCCGATCCAGGCCGGCTCCGCCATCCACGTGCCGCAGATCCGCGGCGACCGGCCGCCACACGACGCCGGGCTGCGCCTCGTCAAAGCCCCGAGGGGGAACCATGGTTGACCGCAAGCAGCTCAGGGACTCCCCGGAGCGGCGAGGCATCGCGTCCGGGCGCTTCGAGCTGCGCGAGATGGGAGGCGGTCAGCTCCTCCTCACCGGCTACGCGTCCGTCTTCGACAGCCCCTACGAGGTGTACGGCGGCCCGCCGTACGGCTGGACCGAGGTCGTCGACCGGAAGGCGTTCGACACGACCCTCGCTGCCCGCGCCGACACCCACCTGCTCATCAACCACGCCGGCATGCCGCTCGCCCGTACGAAGTCCGGCACGCTGAAACTGGCCACGGACACGACCGGTCTGCACGTCGAAGCCGGGCTCGATCCGTCTGACCCCGACGTGCAGAGCCTCGTGCCGAAGATGAAGCGCGGCGACATGGACGAGATGAGCTTCGGGTTCCGCGTCAAGGACGACGAGTGGTCCGAGGACTACACCGAGCGCCGGCTGCTGGAGGTCTCCCTCCACAAGGGCGACGTCAGCGTGGTCAACTGGGGGGCCAACCCGGCGACATCCGCGCAGCTGAACAGCGCGAGCGAGGCCCTGGAGCTGTTGGCCACGCTCGACCCGGAGGCCGCGCTCGCCGAGATCCGATCCGACGGTATCGATCTGGAGCGCCTGACCCGCGCCCGCGACACCGTCGCGGCGATGCACCGGCGGATGCGGCCCGAGCCGAAGAAGACCAGCAGCGGCCGTCTTACCGTCGCCGAGGCGCGCGCCATCGCGGAGGGCAGCGTCGTCGTCCAGCTGGCCGAGCAGATCCCCGCGCACGCGACGGCCACCGACATCGTCGCCCTCGACCGGCGCGCGGCGATCGAAGGAGCAGACGGCAACCCGATCCTCCTGCGGTACGTGCACGCGTACGTCGATCCGGCCGGAGACCCGGCCTCGGCGGAGTCGTACCGGTTCCCGCACCACGAGCCCCGTCTCGGATCGCCGGCATCACTGCCGGCCGTCCGGCATGCGCTGTCGCTGCTCCCGCAGTCCGACATGCCCGACGAGCAGAAGGCCGCCGTCGAGCGGCACCTGCGCCGCCACCTCGAAGACGCCGGGTCCTGACCCGGCGCACCCCCGCTCCACCCGTGATCAGGCACTGATCACGGTCCGCTGTCGCCCGCCTGGCACTGGCGCTCGACGGCTCATCACGGCCTGGCACTGGCCGCCGTCATGATCCGTATCGCCAGAAGGGCACCCGCTCATGGATGAGCGATTCCGGCGGCTTCTTTCCCGCCGCGAGCAGATCGCGCAGCAGCGCGAGGACACCCTCGCCAAGCGCAAGGCCATCACCGACCTCGCCGAGGAGGAGGCTCGCGAGGACCTCCTCCCCGAGGAGGACTCCGAGTTCCGCGAGCTTACGGGCCAGATCGCCGACTTCGACGGGCAGCTCACGCAGCTCGACGAGCGGATCTCGGAGCTGACCGCCGAAGCGGAGCGCTCCGCCACCGTCACCGCCGGCGCCGCCGCGGTGAAGCGCGCCAAGGCCCGCGTGTCCAGCGTCTCCGAGGAGCGCACCTACGCGAAGGGCAACGGGCGCAGCTACCTCCAGGACCTCGCCCGCGTCCAGCTGAACATGGACGACGGCACCGCCCGCGAGCGGCTCCAGCGCCACGCCCAGGACGTCGCCACCGACCCCGAGTACCGGGACCTGACCCGCACCGACGGGCAGGGCGGATACTTCGTGCCGCCGCTGTGGCTCATGGACCAGTACATCGAGCTGGCCCGCGCCGGCCGCGCGTACGCAAACGTCGTCAACAATCAGCCGCTGCCCGGCGGAACCGACAGCATCAACATCCCTAAGGTGGCCACCGGCACGGCCACCGGGGTGCAGACCGCGGACAACGGCCCGGTGCAGGAGACCGACGCGACCGACACGTTCATCAACGCGCCGGTACGCACGATCGCCGGTCAGCAGGACGTCGCGATCCAGCTGCTCGACCAGTCCCCGGTGAGCTTCGACGAGGTCATCTTCCGCGACCTGGTCGCCGACTACGCCACGAAGGTCGACCTCCAGGTCATCTCCGGCTCGGGCTCGGCCGGCCAGGTCACCGGTGTCCGCAACACGGCCGGGATCACCACGGTCAGCTACACCGACGCCACCCCGTCCGTCGCGAAGCTCTACAGCAAGATCGCAGACGCGGTGCAGCGGGTCCACACCCTCCGCTTCATGGCGCCGACGGTCATCGTCATGCACCCGCGCCGGTGGGCGTACCTGCTCGCCGCATCCGACTCCACCGGCCGCCCCCTGGTTGTCCCGAACAGCGGCAACCCGCAGAACGCGGTCGCCACGCTCGGCGTGGTCGGCTCGCAGCAGGTCGTCGGCTCGATGCACGGCCTGCCGGTCGTCACCGACCCGAGCATGCCGACCAACCTGGGCGCCTCCACCACGGAGGACGTCATCCACGTCCTGCGGGCGTCGGACGTCATCCTCTACGAGTCGGGCATCCGCTCCCGGGTCCTGCCCGAGGTCGGCTCCGGCAACCTCACCGTCCGACTCCAGGTCTACGGCTACCTGGCCTTCACCGCGGCTCGGTACCCCCAGTCGGTCGTCGAGATCGGCGGCACAGGCCTGATCGCCCCGTCCTTCTGATCCGCCTGAGGGGCCGGGCACCCAGCCCGGCCCCCCCTGATCCGGGAGACCCATGCACGACGAGCAGCAGTACACGCGGCACGCCCAGCCGGGCTGGTTGTCGTGGGACGAATGGTCGCCCGAGCAAGACTTCTGCCGGTTCGCCGGGCTGCTCCAGCGCATGCTCCAGCCGAAGCACGTCCTGGAGACCGGTGTCGGGATCGGCCGCATCACCGACCATCTCGACCTCACCTCCTGCCAGTTCCTCGGCGTCGAGTCGGACCCGGCATGGCGGCGGCCGCCGGCACACCCGGACCTCGTGACGCCGACCGCCGACCACATGGCTGAGGCCGACTTCGTGATCCTCGACAGCGACGTCGACGTCCGCTTCGCCGAGATCGCACTGTGGGCCGAGCACGGGAAGCCGGGCTCCGTGGTCCTCGTGCACGACGCCGGAAACGGGCACATCCCGGCGTCCGTGCACGCACAGATCGGATTCGCGTGCGCGCAGACCGGACAGCCCGGCATGTCCCTGCGCAACCCGCGGGGCGCCTGGCTGGGGATCCACGCATGAAGGTCATCGGGCTGCTGTCCTGGTACGAAGAGCCCGCGCCGTGGCTCGCCGAGTGCGTCGCCGGACTCGCCCAGCTCTGCGACCACCTGATCGCGGTCGACGGACCGTACGCCCGCTTCCCCGGGGCCACCCGGAAACCGGCGTCCGGCTCCGAGCAGGCCGACACGATCGCACGGACCGCGGCCGGTGCGGGGATCGGCTGCACCATCCATGTTCCCCGCGAGCCCTGGTGGGGCGGCGAAGTCGGCAAACGGGACTACATGTTCCGGCTCGCGATGACGATGGCGCAGCCGGGCACCGACTGGCTGCTCCGGGTCGACGCCGACGAGGTGTTCACTAGCGTGCCCGCCGACACGAAGAAGCAGCTCACGGAGACCGATCACGACGTTGCCGAGGTGACGATGTGGGAGCGCGGCATCGATGACGGCCAGGACTCGCAGTTCCCGATCCGGGTCGCGTTCCGGGCGCTGCCCGGCATCCGCATCCAGCAGGCCCACTACGTCGTGACCGCCCCGGCCGAGGACGGCAGCACCCGGGTCCTGGTCGGCAACGACACCGTGCACCGCGCTGCCCCCGCCCTGCCGCTGTGGGACGTCCGCCTGGAGCACCGCACCCGGCAGCGGCCCGCGATGCGTCGCGCCGCGAAGGACCAGTACTACGCCCAACTCCCCGACATCGAGCAGGTGAGCCCGCTGTGAAGGTCATCGACGAGCGCTACAAGACAGCGCTGATCGACGAATACGAGTCCTACCGCCGCGCAAAGCGAACGAAGGACGCCGAGTACGTCGCCCAGGTGCTGCGCGAGCAGTACGGCTACGACGTCGACAAGCAAGAGGAGGCCGAGGAGGCGGAGAAGAAGTCGGCGCCCGAGACGAAGGCCAAGGAGTCAGCGCCGCAGACGACCGCGGCCGCGCGGCCCCCCGAGGCCGCCGTCGAGCCCCAGCCTCGGCCCGCGAACGCGGACACCAAGCCGGCCCCCGCGAAGAAGGCCACGGCGGCCAAGACCACCGCGTCGAAGTCGGCCGCGGCCAAGCCGGCCGACAGCAAGTAGTTCCCAGCGCCAACGAATCGGGGGTGACCTGTGCCACTGCCTGCTGGTGTAGACGGGGTGACGGTCTCCTCCGGTCGGCGGCTGTGCCTGCCGGACGGGACGCCGTTTGAGGGCCGGATCCTGTTCGCTGGGCCCGACGTGGTGACGGTGGACGGGCAGCAGGTCCTCCTCGGCGGTGCCGTCGAGGTGCCGTTGGTGGACGGCGAGTTCTCCGTGGAGCTCGCCGCCAACGATGTGACCGGCATGTCACCGACGGGGTGGACGTATCGCGTGACGGCGATGTTCACCAACGCGCCCGGTTGGGTCCGCTACATCGCTCTCCCGAAAGGCGCGCCGACCGTCGTCCTGGCCGACGTCGTCGTCCCCGACCCGCTCCAGGGCAACTTCGTGCCCGTCGTCGGGCCCAAGGGAGACCCGGGGGAGCCCGGACCTGCCGGTGCCACCGGGGCTCAGGGCCCGCCAGGCGCTCCGGGGGCGCCGGGGGCCGCCGGAGCGGCCGGTGCCACCGGTGCGACGGGCCCGAAGGGTGACCCGGGCGACCCGGCAACCAACCTGGTCACCTCGGTCAACGGCAAGCAGGGCATCGTCAATCTCAGCGCCTCGGACGTACAGGCGGATCCGAGCGGCGCGGCGACATCAGCCCAGTCCGCGGCAGCCGCGGACGCGACGAACAAGGTCAGCTCGCACGCAGCGGCTGCGGACCCACACGGCGACCGTGCGTACGCGGCCGCCCGGTTCCTTCCCCTGACGACGTGGCGTCGCCGCGACCTGCCGGACGGCAGCGTGGCGGACAGCGTCTACACGGGCACCGCGCCCACGATCAGTGTCGCGCAGACCTCAACGCCCACCAGCGGCTACGTGAAGTGGGCGCCACCCGGTGTCGCCCTGAGCGGCTCCGACGTGACCGGCCTGTGGACCTACCTCGGCGCCGGCAACTTCCAGATCGGCACCGGCACCCCCGACTCGACGTACGTACTCCCCACCAGCCGCTACCCGTGGACGCGCGGCAACCTGACCAGCAGCCAAGCCGTGTGGTCGATGGAGTTCACCACCGACGCCTCCGCGTTCCAGCTGCGCTTCAACTACCAGATCGCGGGGGCCTACCGGATATCGGTCGACGGCCGCAAGCTCACCGACACGATGCAGCCGATCGGCGGCACCACCGCGGGCTCCACCCATTTGATGACGGTCGACTTCGGCTCGGCAGCCCTGCGCACCGTCCGCTTCGACTTCTACACCGTCCCCCTGGGAGGGATCTACCTCCCACCGACCGCGGCATTGTGGCCGGTCGCCCCGGGTGGCGGCCGCACCGTCCTCTTCGGGGACTCTCTGTCCGACGGCTCCTCGAACAATGTGGGCGGCGGCGCTGGTACGTGGGTGCAGCGCTTCGCCCGCCGGATGGGCTGGTCGGACGTCTGGGACGAGGCCCGCGGCGGCACCGGGTATGTGACCGCCGGCTCCTACGCGATCCTCGCCGACCGCGTCGCCACAGACGTCATCGGCAATGCCCCGGACCGGGTCATCATCTGGGCGGGCTACAACGACAACGGCGCCAGCCAGCCCGCGATCAAGACGGCGGCCGACAGCCTGTACGCGACGATCAAAACCGGACTGCCGTCCGCGCAGATGTACGTCCTCGGCTGCTGGTCCCCGACCGCCAGCCCAGCGGCGTCACTCCAGAACACGGACGCGACCCTGCGAACGGCAGCCGCAGGCGCCGGTATCCCGTTCGTCAGCCCTCTCACCGGCAGTTGCTACGACAGCGCAGGCAACCTCGTCGCCACCCACGGCGCGTTCATCAACAGCGCCAACCAGGCCGGCTACATCGGCGCCGACTCCGTCCACCCCAACGACGCCGGCCACGCCTACCTCGCCCGCCGGATCACAACCGCCATCCGGCAACTCATGCCGGCCTGACCTCGGAGGTGACCACGTGGCGATAGTGAGCCTGGCCGCCGCCAAAGCACAGCTGAACATCCCCGACGACAACACCGCCGACGACGTCGAACTCCTCGGTTTCATCGACGCGGCCACCGCAGCGGTAGAGAAGCAGCTCGGGAAAGTCGTCGAGCCGCGCACCATCGTCGACGAACTCGACTTCCACCGGCCAGTGCGGTCGTTCCTGCTCCGGTCGGTGCCGGTCATCTCTCTTACGTCGCTGACTTCTCTCGACGGCTCACACTCCTGGGACGTCAGTCCCAGCGCCGCGCACGTAGACCCAGAGTCGGGCCGTGTCACTCTCCTCGGAGCCACGATCAGGGGCACGGCGGTCGGGATCTACCAGGCCGGCCTCACCGTGGTCGGGGCCAACGTCCGCCTCGCCGCGAAGATCATCATTCAGCACCTGTGGGAGACACAGCGCGGCATGATGCAGGTGCAGTTCGGCGGCGACACGGAGACGTACACCCCGAGCCGCGGCTACGCGATCCCGAACCGTGCGCTGGAACTGCTCGACACCCCGCTCCCGGGTGTGGCCTGATGCCCGGCTGGACGTCGACACTTCCCGCCGCCATCGACGCCCTGGTGCGCGCCTTCACCACGGCCGAGGGCCTCACCGGCGTCGCGATCCGCGACGGCGCTTCCGTGTCCCAGGCCCGTGTCACCGAGGTGGTGACGGTCGCCTACACCGGCGAGGACGGTGCCTCCGACGCCGAAGCCCTGGTGATGCGGGAAGGGCTCGGCGGCAACCCGGACCGTGAGCAGCTGACCATCCGCTGCGTTGCCGCCGTGCTCCAGGGCGGCACCGACCTGGCCGCCGCCCGGAAGCGGGCGTACGAGCTGTTCACCGCGGCCGCGACAGCCATCGCCACAGACCGCTCGCTGGGCGGCGCCGTGATGAGCGCCATGGTCTCCGCCCACCAGCTCTCCCAGGGCCAGGTCGACCAGGGCGCCCAGGCCGCCATCACCTTCACCGTCACCTGCGACGCCTTCACCGGCCGCTGACCCTCACCTGCTCCGTCCGTCCCAGACAGGAGGCGCGATGACCGCGCTCGTAACCCAGGTCGTGCCCAATGTCGGGCTCGACGTCGGCTCGGCCCCCGTGGCCGCCACCAACGGAGACACCGCAGCGTGTGGCGCCGGGACTTTCCTCCTGGTGAAGAACGCCAGCGGGTCCGCTGTCACCGTGACCCTGACCACGCCCGGCCAGGTCGACGGCCGCCTCGCCATCGCCGACAGCACCTTCTCCGTCGGCGCGACCACCGGCCTGGGCATCATCCCGCTCATCCCCGGCCTGTACGCCGATCCGACGACGGGGCTCGCGACCATCAACTACTCGGCCACGGCCTCCGTGACCGTCGCGGTGGTGAGGGTCCCGTGAGCGACACCATCGTCTTGCGCCACCCGACCCTGCCCGCGGAGCAGGAGATCGAGGTGCGCCGGGACGCCATGCCGCACTACACCGCGGCGGGTTGGCAGCTGGTGCCCCAAGACGAACTCGACAAGCGCGCGGCCCTCGCGGCGGCGGCCGCGGCCGCCGCCGCGGCCGAGCAGGCCGACCAGGAGCCTCAGGCCCAGGACGAGGCCGAGCAACTGTCGGTCGACACCGACACCGACACCGCCGCAGCAGACACGTCGGGCACCGACGAGTCGGCGGAACCCAAGAAGCGGCCGGCGCGGCGCGCCAAGGCCCCCCAGGAAGAGGAGAGCTGAGCCATGGTGGCCACGCCGATCGCCCCGACATCGCGGTACATCCCGCCGGGCACAACCCGCTACTACTGGGTCGCCAGCATCAGCAACTACCTGTCCCCGAGCCGGGCCGAGCTGAACGCTGGCTCCGACCTCACCGCCGAGGTCAGCGCCGTCTCCGGCTTTGCCACATCGTCCGACCAGCAGGACACCCCCGATCTGGGCAGCCGGTTCGTCAAGAAGATCCCGGGGCGGATCACCGCGGACGACTCCAGCATCACCCTGTACGCGTCCTCGAACTCTTCGGACGCGCGCACGCTCATGCCGCGTGACGCTGCCGGTTACATCGTGATCTTCCCCGAAGGGGATGTGACCGGGCAGAAGATGGACGTCTTCCCCGTCAAGGTCAGCTCGGTCCCGAAGTCCCGCGACATCGAGAACCCGGCATCCATGACGTTCCAGTACACGATCACCAACGTGCCGGCCGAGAACGTCACCATCCCGTGAGCATCTTCGTCCGGGACAGCGGTGACCTGCGGAGGATCGTCCGGGAGCTGCGCGCGATGGACGACAAGAAGCTCAAGGCCAAGTTCCGCCGGGAGCTGCGCAAGGCGGCCCAGCCGCTCGTGCCGAAGGTTCGGCGGAGCATCCGCAACATCCCCTCCCAGCAGGCCTACAGCCCCGACGGGCTGCGAGCCGCGCTGGCTCGGGCGACCCGCATCGAGGTCAAGACCTCCGGCCGTGAGGCGGGTGTCGCCATTCGTGTCGACGGCCGCAAAATGCCCAGCCGCATGAAGTCCTTGCCGTCGATGGTCGAGGGCACGAAGCGGTGGCGGCACCCGGTGTTCGGTAACCGCGAGGTCTGGGTCGACCAGCCGAAACAGCCGTACTTCTACAACGCCGTCCGGACCGCCGGCCCACTCGCCCGCCGGGCTGTGAGCCGTGTCCTGGACGACATCACCCGAGAGATCAGCTAGGAGCAGCAGTGGCGCTTTCCCGCGATGCCATCGTGCAGGCGAACGACATCCCCACCGAGACCGTGCCCGTCCCCGAGTGGGGTGGTGACGTCATCGTGCGCGGTCTCACCGGTGACGAGCTGGATGACTTCCAGGGCTCGATCAGGCAGTTCCGCCGGTCGATGGACGGGCGGGGCATGGAGCCCGTGCTCATCCAGCAGGGCATGCACGCCAAGCTGCTGGTGAAGTGCCTCGTCGACGACCACGGCGAGCGCCTCTTCCAGGACTCCGAGGCGGCCGAGCTGGGGGCGAAGTCCGGCCGGGTCCTGGAGCGGCTGTACGACGTGGCACAGACCCTGTCCGGCCTGTCCGAGGACGAGCAGGAGGAGATGGAGGGAAACTCCGAGACCCCGAGTCCGGGCGACGATTCCACTTCGTCCTCGCCCGAGCCCTCGGGTACACCGTCGCCGAACTCCTCCGACGAATCTCAGCCCGAGAGCTGATCGAGTGGCAGATCTTCTACTCCCTCGAAGCTGAGGAAGACGAGAAGGCCACGAACGACAGCTCCTCCTCCCCGGCGGCGAAGCCGCAGCGCAACTGGCCATGACACCGACACCCGTTGAGGGGAGGCGTCATGGCGAGCACCGGCATCATCTACACCCTCATCGCCAGGGATGCCGCGTCGCGCACGTTCCGTCAGGTCGGCCGAGCAGCCGGCGGCACCGAGTCGACCCTGGCCAAGCTCGGCAAGACCGCCAAGGTGGTCGGCGAGGCGGTGGCGGTCGGCCTGGCCGCCGGACTGGCCGAGGGCGCGAAGTCGGCCATGGAGTTCCAGGCGGAGATGACCCGCATCTCCACGCAGGCGGGTGCCACCCAGAAAGACGTCAAGCTCCTCTCGAAGCAAGTCCTCGACCTGGGCACCACTACGCAGCAGGGCCCGCAGCACCTTGCCGAGTCCCTGTACCACCTCAAGTCGGTGGGCATGGACAACGTGTCCGCGATGAAGGCGCTCAAGGAAGCGTCTGATTTGGCGGCCGTCGGTCACGCCAATTTGGAAGAAACCACAAATGCTCTGGCGGGCGCCTGGCGTACGGGCATTAAGGGCGCCACGAGTTTTCATGAGGCAGTCAGCACCGTAAATGCAATTATCGGCGCTGGAAATATGTCAATGGACCAATTTAATGCGGCAATTGGCACTGGCATCCTGCCCTCTGCGAAAACTTTCGGTCTTTCCATGAAACAAGTCGGCGCCGCGTTGGCCCTCATGACCGATGAGGGAATCGACAGTGCGAGCGCCGCAACTCGCCTGCGCATGTCTTTCTCGCTGCTCGGCGCCCCGTCCGGGGCTGCCGAGAAGCAGTTGAAGAAGATCGGGTTGACCGGCCTCGACCTCGCGGAGGCCATGCGCGGTCCGAAGGGTCTGATCGGCGCAATCGGACTGTTGAAGGAGCACCTCGACAAGTCGGGGATGTCGGCGTCGAAGCAGTCGCAGCTGTTGTCCAGGGCGTTCGGTGGCGGTCGGTCCAGCTCCGGCATCCTGCTCATGCTCAACAACTTGGACGTGCTGGAGAAGAAGCAGGAGCAGATCAACCGCAGCACGGGCAAGTTCGACGACGCGGTGAAACAGCAGCGGAAGACCGCTGAAGCCCAATGGCACCTGCTCACAAGCAACTTGGAGGTAATGGGCATCCGGGTCGGCACCAAGGTGCTGCCGCCGGTGACCAGCTTCATTCACTTCCTTGCCACTGACGCCATGCCCGCCACGTACCGCTTCGCCGACGCCGTCGGGAAGATCATCCCGGTGGATCGCATCAAGTCAGCGATCGGCGAGGCCAAGTCGGTCGTCTCCGGCTTCCTGGGCGGTTTCGGCGGGAAGGGCGGGATCGGCGACTTCATCGGTGGCCTGACGGGCGCCAAGGTGAAGGCGCCGGCGGTGCCGAAGTCACCCATCGACAAGTTCCCCACCACGGTGCTGGACACGCCGCACCTCGGCTCGGCTCAGACGTCCTCGACCAGGGGGACGGGACGGGCCATGCAGCGGCTCCCGCACTACGGGGCCGGTCAAGTCGCGCCCGAGGCCGGTCGGCTCGGCGCGCCGCTCGCTCCGCTGCCGCACGGAGGGTCGGGGCTCAGCGCGCCACTGATCAAGATGCCGAAGGTGCCGAAGGCCCCGAAGTCGCTGGCCCGCCAGATCGGCGAGCAGGTCCGCATCGCGTTCACCGACGGCATCATGCACGTCAACTGGGGCAAGTTCGGGCCCGTCCTCGGAGCCGGTCTGGGCAAGGCGTTCGGGTGGATCGTCGGCCACGGTGCTGAGCTGTCGGCCAAGCTCGGCAAGGCCATCGGCCAGATCGACTTCGTCGACGTCGGCAAGAGCCTCGGCGCGATCGCGCTGCCCTTCGCCATCGGCTTCGTGAACAACCTGTTCCAGCCGCTCTTCACCGCCAGATTCTGGGAGAAGCACTGGCTCGACGTGATTCTGGCGACCATCGCCATCGTGCCGTTCGGCAAGCTCTTCGGAGTAGTCGGGAAGCTCTTCGGGCGGATCCCCTGGGGGAAGCTCGGCGAGATCTTCACCCGCATCCCGTGGGGGAAGATCCTCCCCTTCGGCGAAAAGATCGGGGAACTCGCCCCCAAGTTCTTCGGAGCGATCTACCGCTTCGTGAGCAGGATCGTTTCGAAGTTCGGTGACGCATTCGCGTCACGCTTCCCCAAGGTTGCGCAGTGGTTCAGTGACCAGCTGCTCCTGTTGCCGGTCCGTCTCGAAGACCTGGGTCGAGCACTGGTCCGCAAGGGCCGCGAGATGATCTCCAGATTGGGATCTGCGATCGTCGACAAAGTGCCCGGCATGGGCAATCGGTTTATCCGTGCCATCGTGAAGACGTTCGGCCGATTCACCCTCTATCAGACCGGCCTCAACCTGGCACAGTCGCTGATCAGCGGCGCCTGGTCGAAACTGAAATCCATCGGCTCGTGGATGAAGAGCCACCTCGTCGACCCTGTCATCCGCTGGGTCAAGAGCGGCTTCGGAATTGCATCCCCGTCGAAGGTATTCACCGGGATCGGCGGCAATCTGGTCGCCGGATTCAAGAACGGCGTCCTGAACACGGCCAAGGGCATCGGCGGCTGGATCGTCAGCCACCTTGTGACACCGGTGACCAGCCGCTTCGCCCGCGCCGGGTCCTGGCTGACCGGCAAGGGCAGCGCGATGGTGTCCGGATTCAAGTCCGGGGCGAACTCGATCGGAAAATCGATCGGTGGCTGGATGACCTCCCACGTCACCGCCCCGGCACGGAACGCCTTCACGCGTGCCGGAACCTGGCTCATCTCGAAGGGCTCCGCCCTCATCGCAGGCTTGAAGAGCGGTGTCTCACAGAGGATGCGGGGCATCGGTAGCTGGCTGAAGAGCGTCGTCGTCGACCCCGTCGTCTACAGCGTCAAGCACTTCTTCGGGATCAAGAGCCCGAGCCGCGTCTTCATGGGCATCGGCGGCCACCTGGTCACCGGCCTGATCAAGGGCATGTCCCGCACCAGCGGCGCCGCGATCGCTCACAAGGTGTTCGGCAGCATGCCCAAGGCCCTCGCGTCGATCGTCAAGAAGGGCTTGGTGTCCGTCTCGTCGCTGCCCGGGAAGGCCCTCAAGGCCCTCGGCAGTCTCGGCGGAGATGTCCTCGGCATGCTCGGGCTCGGTGGCGGAGGAGGCGGCTCGTCCGCCAACCAGAAGATCGGCGCCACCCTCGCCGCGCTCCGCGGCTGGAGCGGCCCGCAGTGGGCCGCCTTGAAGAACCTGTGGAACGGGGAGAGCGGCTGGAACGAGCGCGCGCTGAACAGCAGCAGCGGCGCCTACGGCATCCCCCAGTCGCTCCCCGCTAGCAAGATGGCGTCGGCCGGTGCCGACTGGAAGACCAACCCGGCCACCCAGATCAAGTGGGGCCTGTCGTACATCGCCGAGCGGTACGGCAACCCGCTCAACGCCTACTCGCAATGGCTGGCTCGGTCGCCGCACTGGTACGCGAAGGGCACGCGCGGCGCCGCCAAGGGCCTCGCCTGGGTCGGCGAAAAGGGCGCCGAGCTGGTGAACTTCAAGGGCGGGGAGGATGTCCTCAACCACGAGGACTCCATGGCGTTCGCCAAGACCCACGGCATCAAGCTGCCCGGGTACGCGAGCGGCACGATCATGAACGCCGCCGACCGGGTCCGCCGCGACAAGGAGAAGGTCGAGGACGCGAAGGACGCGGTATCCCGCGCCAAGCGGCGGCACAAGGGCGAGGCCGCGGCGGAGAAGCGCCTCCAGGCCGCCCAGAAGGAGCTGAAGGCCGCCGAGATCGCGTTGAGAAACGCCCAGCGGTCCGCGAAGACCTCGATCTCCAACTCGATTGCCACCGGGCTCCAGAAGTCCCTGGCGACGGGCACGTCGTCGTCGATCGCCTCGGCCATCAAGTCCTTGGCGACGAAGTTGCTGAACGCCGGTTACAACCGGACGGCGGCATCCGTCGAGAAGAAGGGGTCGAAGCTCGAAGCGCTCGCCACGAAGCGGGCCTCGGTCAAGGCGAAGATCGCAGCGGCCAATCAGTACGCCAGCGACCAGGCCGGGCGCATCAACGACTTTCTGTCCATCAGCGGGACGTCCGCGTCGAACGTCGGCGACCTCATCTCCCAGATGGGGGGCCAGCAGAAGACCGCCCGGGGCTTCGTTTCGCTGACGAAGAGGCTGAAGGCGCGCGGTGCGTCGAAGGCCTTGCTGCAACAGCTTGCCGACGCCGGGCCGGGCAGTCAGCTCGCGACCATCCTCGGCGGCAAGGGCGTCAAGACACAGGACATCGCCAAGCTGAACAAGCTCGTGAAGAGCGGCGGCAAGCTCGCCACATCGTTCGGCCGGTCCATGGCCGACATGATGTACGACAGCGGCAAAGACGCGGGCAAGGGATTCCTGGCCGGCCTGAAGTCGCAGGAGAAGGCGCTCGGCAAGCAGATGGCTTCCGTGGCCAAGGACTTGGTCAAGGCCATCAAAAGGGCCCTGAAGATCAAGAGCCCCTCGCAGGTGTTCCGGGACGAGGTCGGCAAGAACATCGTCCTCGGAATGGCCCACGGCATCGACATGCACGGCCACCTCGTCGGTGCCGCAACCCAGCGGCTCGCCAACACCGCTACCGGTGTGTCCATCCGTCGCCGCTACGTACCGACTGCCGGTGGCAGCAACCAAGGTCAAGACCAGTTGTGGGATCGGCTGGCAGCGGCGCTGGAGGCTCAGGCCAGCCGGCCGCACGAGGTGAACGGTCAGCTGGTGCTCGACTCCGGTGAACTCATCGGCGTCATCAAGGGAACCGTCCAGCCGATGATCCGCACCTCCGAGAACCGGCAGGCGTACCGCGCGCGCGTTGGACGGAGGGCAGGGGGGTGACTATCACCTTCGGGAGCACGGGTGCGCAGGCGGTCCATACCGACACGGTGACCCCTGCGCTCGTGGGCTCCGCCGGCAACTTGGCGCTCATGCAGGTGCTCTCCGGGCACCCGAGTGACAGCATTCCCACCACCCCGTCCGGCTGGTCGCTCATCAGCAGTTTCTCGGGCGGCGGGGGCACCTTCGGCGCTTCCGCCGGCCCGCGGAGGCAGACGTGGTTCGCGCGCGTCCTGGCCGGAGGTGAGCCGAACCCGACCACCGTCATCCCCTCGGGCTCGGCGGGGTCCGTCATCGCGGCCCGCATCATCAGCCTGGCCCGCACCGCCGGCACCGGCTGGCGGTGGGCTGCATCCGGCGCCGACGACAGCACCTCCGGCACGGCATTCTCCGTGGTCGGCGGTATGGCTCTGACATTCAAGGCCGGCGATTTCGTCGTCCTCGGGTACGGCGTCGCCTCCAGCGCGGACTCCTACACGGCCGAGGCAGTCACCGCGGCGGGAATCACCTTCGGGACGGTGACCGAGCGCGCCGACGCCGCTGTCACCACGGGCAACGGGCTGTCGAGTGCGCTCGCTACCTGTTCCGTTTCATCCGGTACGGCGCAGGTGGCTCCCACGATCACCGCCACCCTGGCGGCAGCGTCCGTCGGTGTCGCCGGCGCGCTCCGTATCCGGGAGGCCAGTTCGGATGTCGCCGCGATCGCACAGACCGCCTTTCCGCCACGGAACCTCGTGTCCGCGACGGGTCTGACCGGCGACGACATCACGACCGTGACGCTGTATCGACAGGTCGACACCAACCTGACGGCCGTCAGGGCCGCGACCGGCATCGATGTGACTGGGCAGTCCTCCCTGCTGAGAGTCGACGCCGAGCAGCCGTTCGGGGTCTCGATGACCTACGCGGCCGTGCTGACTGACCTGTACGGGCAGCAGTGGACGGTCTACTCCGACCCCATCACCTCGACCGTGGACGCCGATGTCGTCTCGGACGCGATCCGTGGCGTCGGCGCTCTGGTGCACATCGAATCGCCGCTGGATTGGAAACGCGACCGCGAGGCCACGACGTTCAACGTTGGCGGCCGGATCGTCGTCGTCGGTCGGCCCCGCTCTGCGCCCTCGACGACCGTCACGGTGCGCACGGAGACCGACGAGGACGGCGATGCCCTCAACGATCTGCTCGACCACGTTACCGAGGGCGTTTTGCTGATCCGGCGGCAGGTGAGTCTGCCGCGCTTGGACGGCTCCTACGCCCTGCTCGACGACACCGAGAGCCCCACCTGGTACGACCAATTCAGGTGGTTCCAGCTCAATGTCGTCCGGGCCGACGACTGGCCCGACGTCCTGGAGGCGGCTGGATTCACCCTCCAGGACATCGCCAACAACTACAGCACGTTGGCCGACCTGGCGGCCGACTTCAGCAGCTTGCTCGCCATCGCCCTCTACGACTTCGGGTGATGCCGTGCTCGACATGTCCGATGCTGCGCTGGCCATCGTCCAGCGCAGCTACACCATGCAGGTCCGCGCCGAGTCCTGGCGCGACGGTGAACTCCTGGCCGCCGACATCCCCGTTGCCGGCGGCCAGGAGGACCGCGACCGCTCGCTGAACATCCCCGAGAGGGTTTCCCTCAGCGTGCCGTGCCGCGACAGGGGCTTCAACTGGGACCCGCAGGCCGATCCCGACCATCCACTCGCCGCCTTCGGGCAGCAGCTCCACATCTCCTACGGTGTCGACGTCGGCGGCGACTTTGAGTGGGTCGATCGCGGTTGGTTCGTGATCACCGAGGTCGGATCCGACGGCGACACCGTCAGCGTCACGGCCCAGGGACTGCTCACCCTGATCGACGAGGCGAAATTCGTCTCCCCGTTCCAGCCCTCCGGCACGTTCTCGTCGACCGTGCGCTCCCTCGTCGAGCCCGCACTGACCGTGCAGGTCGACGGGCTCCTCACCGACCAGTCCGTGCCCGTCGGGATGCAGTGGGACAGCGACCGCCTCGGTGGCCTCACCGAACTCCTGTCGGCCTGGGCGGCCGACGCCTACGTTACTGAGGACGGCATCCTCCTCGTCGAGAAGCTCATCGACGGAGGAACCCCGGTCCTGACCCTCACGGACGGCGTCGGCGGCACCGTGGTGCGCTGGCAGGGGAGCGGAAACCGCGACGGTGCGTTCAACGTCGTCATCGCCCAAGGCGAGGACAGCAGCGGCAACCAGCTCCAGGGCGTCGTCTACGACCTGGACAGCGCCTCGCCCTACCGGTACGGCGGTCCTTTCAACCCGTTGCCCGTGCCGTACGTGTTCTCGTCACCGCTGATGACGACCGTCTCTCAGTGCCGCGCCGCGGCAGCCGCCCAGCTCCTCCAGCTGCGCCGCGCTTCGTCCCGCCGCCTCGCGGTGAGCATGGTTCCTCACCCGGGCCTGGTGACCGGTGACGTCATCTCCGCCACCGGAGCCGGACTCGTCGGCGCACCGTGCGTGATCGAGACGCTGTCGCTGCCCTACTCACCAGGCGAAATGAGCCTGACCGTCCGAGTCCTGTAGAGGGGGCATCATGGCGGACTTCGCCGACACCCGGGTCAGTCTCGCCGGCCAAGGAACCATCGAAGCCGTCGCTGTCACAACGGCCGTGAGCGGGGCGTGCCTTGCCAGCATCGGCGGCATTCAGGTAACCGTCCGAACCGTCACCGGACTGTCGTTCAGTGTCGGCGACAAACTATTGATCGCCCGCCGCGGTTCGACGTACTGGGCTCTCGCCGCGTATAGCGCTGCGCCAGCGCTGCCGCCGACTCCGCCAGCGGCCGGTGATCCCCCGGTCACCTCCCTCGGCGACAGCTCGCCGCCACCCAAGCCGACGACCACGACGGGCTCCCTGGTGTGCACCCCAACAGCGACGTCGACATGGCGAGACGGCAGCTGGCGAACCGACACCGGCTCCTCCACCAGCGCCGACACATTCCAAGGCAAATACGGCGGCAGCTCCCTGGGCCGCAACAGCGGCTTCGCGTTCTACGGCAGCAAGCCACGATCGCTGTCCGGTGCCACCGTCACCAAGGCCACCGTCCGCCTGCGGAGGCTGACGTCTGGCGACTACGGGAAGCGGTCGCCGACGCTCCGGCTTGTCAGCCAGTCCACCCGGCCCGGTGGCTTTCCCACGCTCAACGAGTCCACGGCAGGCCCGGCGCTCGGCGTGCAGGGCCACGTGTCGCCGTCGGAGGTCACTTTCACGCTGCCCACCTCGTGGGGGCAGGCCATCGTCGACGGCAGCCGCGGCGGCCTGTGCATCACGGTCAGCTCCGACGATCCCTACATCCGCCTTGCAGGACGCAGCTCCTGGTCGGCCGCGTGGACCCTCACGCTCTACTGGAGGCGCAGTTCATGAGCCAGCAGACGTCGCACGGGATCACCTACCCGGAGTCGACGGACCACGCCCGGATCTGGGAGCACATGCAGACGATGGCGGCGTCCATCGATCCGCAGCTGAGCCCAGTCGACCGGCAGGTTTTCACGACCAGCGGCACGTGGACGAAGCCAACATCCGCTAAGTGGGTGCGCGTCCGGGTCATCGGCGGTGGAGGCGGCGGCGGGGGAGTCCCCAGCGGTACGAGCGGACAAGGCGCCTCCGGATCAGGTGGTGGCGGAGGAGGCTACGCCGAGTCCGTCCTCATGGCATCCTCGCTCGGCAGCACAGTCGCCGTCACCGTCGGCACGGGCGGCACGGGCGGCGCCGCAGGCGCCAACGACGGCAACGCCGGTGGCTCCAGCTCGTTCGGCTCCCTGGTCGTGGCAGCCGGAGGCGCACAGGGCGTAGCCATGGCCCGCACCTCCGGCAACAACGTCGTCACGGGTGGCTTGGCCGGGAACGGCACGACGGGCGACATTCTCATTCAGGGCACCGACGGCGGTAATGGGTACGTCCAGGGCGGCCTACCGGGCTGCCAGTCGTCCGGCGGGGGCACGGTCCTCGCAGGCACACGCCGCAGCACCGCATCCCTGTCCGGCGCCGCAGGCACCGCAGGCAAGAGTTTCGGCGGTGGCGGCGGTGGGGCGCAGGGCGGCACCACGACCGGCACCAGTTTCAACGGTGGCAACGGCGCCGACGGCGTCGTCATCGTCGAAAGCTTCTTCTAGGGGGCGCCGTGGCCGACACCGATGATCCGGCGGCCAGTCCGCCGCAGACCGATCCGGCGCCCCCCTACACGAGCCAGGCGCAGGACGGCTCCGTCATCGAGCAGTGGGATGTGCCCTCCCGCACCTACCGCCGGTACGAGTGCGGCACCCTCGTCGAGGAGAGGCCGTTCACCGACGCGGAGAACGCAAGTGCTGACGAGGCCCTCGCCGACGAGGCCCGTCGCGCGGCTCAGGCCGCACTGTTGGTACAGGTCCACACGGACCTGGCCGACAACCAGACCTACCTCGATTCCGTGGCGGCCGGCACCGTGACAACCGACGCGACGGCCGCCCAGGTGGCTGCTCTCACCAGGCAGGTGCAGGGCTACTTCCGGCTCACCTTCGGTGTCGCTCTCGCCGACCAGCCCTCAGGAGACTGATGTGACGGTTTATGTGTGTTCGCTGTCAGCCACCCCGGACCAGCTGATCCAGCCCAACGTCGACACTTTGTTGATCTTCCCGTTCGAACAGGATCAGATCGATCATCTCGCGATGCACGATCCGGCTCAGCCGGACGGGGTCACCGCCCTCAGCACCGACCAGCGAGCCGGCCTCATCTGGCCGTACTGCGATGGCTGGGGGAGCCTGAGCGCCGAGGTCCAGTGGGAGGCCGGCGCCTACACCGAGCTGCGTGACGTCTTTATGCGGGACCCGCTCGGCTTCACCACCGACCCCATGAACGACACGGGCCGGGACGACCGGCCACCGTCGGGCGGATACCAGTACTTCACCAAGCACCACGAGATCAGCGTGTATCAGGGCACGCCGCTCGGGTTCATGGTCCGGCACAACGACAAGGTGCCCCGGAGCATCTTGTACGCCCAGTTCAAGCTCGCCATCCACCCGTGGTGAACGACGAGACGGAGCGTCCGGTGGCCTTCTCCGACCGCAACGATCCCCCGCCGATGTGGTGCGACTGGTGGACCGAGATCCATCAGCTCACCTCCGACATCGCCTACGGCTGGGTCCCCGAGCATCTACGAGCAGACCCGGCCGACCCGAACCCCTGGTTCTGGCACTGGTGCAGCCAGCAGGGCCGATGGATGGCTCAGGCCGCCCCCGAGCACACCCTCATCTCCACCGAGCCGCTGCACCTGGAGCCCTCCCTGCTGTGGCCCTGCTGCGGCACACACGGCTGGGTGCGCGGCGGCGCGTGGATCCCGGCCTGACCGCTCGAAGGAGTAACGCCCCATGTCTCAACCGACCCCCGGCCGCATCGTCCTGTACAAGCTCACCGAGGACGACGCCCGGCACATTGCCCAGCAGCGCTCCCACAACGGGCAGAACGGCAACTTCGTCCGCGAGGGCGACCGGTACCCGGCCGTCGTCGTGCGCGTGTTCACCGGGAACCCGGCCGACGCGGTCAACCTCCAGGTCCTGCTGGACGGTCCCGACGCCTACTGGGCGACGTCCCGCCGCCAGGGCGACGAGCCCGGCACCTGGTCCTGGCCGGTGATCTCATGACCGTTCAGGGCATCGACGTCAGTTCGTTCCAGAGCGCGACGTACGACACCAACGGGCTGGGCTTCGTCTTCGTCAAGGCGACGGAAGGGACGTCATACGTCAACCCGCTCATGGCCGCCCAGGCCGCGCACGCCCGCGCCGCCGGATGCGTCGTCGGCTTCTACCACTTCCTGCACCCGGGCAGCGTCCAGGAGCAGGCCTCCTTCTTCGTGGAGAAGGCGGTGAGTCAGCCCGGCGACATCCTTGCCTGCGACTGGGAGCCCACCGCGAGCGGGCTGGCCAGCAACGCCGACAAGGACAGCTTCATCAAGGCCGTGAAGCAGCTGCGGTCCGGGCACCGCAGCATCCTCTACTGCGACGTGGCCCGCTGGACCGGCGTCGACAAGACCGGCTACTGCGGCGACGGGCTATGGATCGCCGACCCCAACCACGCTGCGGGCAAACCCGGCATCAAGGCGCCGTGGCTGTTCCACCAGTACGGCATCCGAGGCACCGACCGCGACCTCGGCAACTTCACCGACCGCGCCGCGCTCGCCGCGTGGGCCGGATCCCAGGAGGTAGACGTGGCACTGACACAGGACGACATCGACAAGGTCGCCGCCGCGGTGGTGACCAAGCTCCTCGCCGGCGGCGGCGCGCTCGAGGACAGCGACCTGAAGCGGATCTGGGCCGCGGACGTGATCCCGGCCGCCGCCCCGCCGTACAACAACACGGACTACTTCCAGGCCGACGGGAAGACCCCGAACAACACGACCTGGACGGGCACCTACACCCAGTACACCCAGGTCATGGGCATCCGCGAGACTCTCGACCGCGTCAAGCAGCTCCAGGCCGCGCTCGCCGCCCTCGACCCGGCCGCCCTGGAGGCCGCGCTCGTGGCCAAGCTGAACGGCCTGAAGGCCACCGTCACCGTCACCAACCCCCAGGAGGGCTGAGCGATGAAGGTATCCCGCTACTGGAAGGCAGTCGTCGCCGCCGTCGTGGCAGGCGGCGGAACCGCGGCGGCCGCCGTGCAGGACGGCCACATCACGGCGGCCGAAACCGTCACCATCGTCCTGTCCGTCCTCGGAGGGCTCGGCTTCACCTGGGCTGTTCCCAACCGGCCGCAGACGCCGGCGCCGCCCACCGCCGAGTCGCCGCAGATCCTCTGACGGATGCCTCCAGTGACCGATGAGCCATCCAACGGCGAACTCGGGCGGCTCATCGGCTCACTCCAGCAGAGCCTGGACAACCGATTCTCTGAGCTGAACTCGCGGCTGGACAAGATGGTGTCGCTGGACGTCTACACGATCCAGACCACCCACGTCGAGCAGCGGATCTCCCAGCTCCAGGCCGACATCCAGAGGTGCGGCACCGAGTCCGCCCAGTTGGAGGACGCGTTCGAGGCCTACCAGCGCGACGAGGCCAAGCGCCGCGACGCAGAACGGCAAGCGCGCCTCTACCAGCTGATCGTGCCGGTGGCCATCTGCCTCATCTCCAGCGTCATCGCGATCTGGGCGGTGGTGGGGAAGTGAGCGACGCCAAGCACAGCAACAAGTTGCGGCGGCTCACGCTGCCGCGCGCTGAGGCTGTCATCGCCGGAATGGTCGTCGTCCTCTTCGCCGGCCTGGCCCTGCTCGTCGTCCAGTTCGTCGCACTGCACGAGGAGTTGGCCACCGCGAACCATGCGCGCGATGCGCTGGCTGCGCAGGTTGAGCGGCTCGGCGCATCGCCGGTAGCCGGTCCGCCGGGCAGCCGCGGCGAGCCCGGCCGCAGCGTGACCGGCCCGCGGGGGCCAGCTGGACCGCCGGGCCCGTCCGGATCGGCCGGCCGCGCCGGAACGGACGGGAAGAACGGGACCGACGGGGCCAGCGTGACCGGGGCACCGGGGGCCGCCGGCGCGACCGGGCCAGCCGGCGCATCAGGTGCCAACGGCGCTGATGGCCGGCCAGGCCCCTCGGGACCGCCCGGGCCAGCCGGACCGGCCGGACCGGCGGGCCAGGACGGCAAAGACGGGAAGGACGGCGCCGACGGCAAGGACGGCCAGAACTGCCCGGCCGGCTACAGCCTCCAGCCCCCACCAGACGACCCAGACGCCCTCGTCTGTCGGCGCGACGACACACCCCAGCCCAGCGACAGCGACTCACCCTCCACACCCCAGGCGCTCGGCCTCGATCCGCTGCGTCGCCAATACGCCTGAACCCTCGGGCCAGACCCCCCGCCGCGTAACGCGGCGGGGGGTCTTTGCCGCGTACTAGGGCTTATTCATTGGCCGGTTGACGGGCGCTGTGTCTACGGTGGTCCACGTCCAGGTGCGAAGGCAACGGGTACTTCGACTGTTAATCGAGTGGTCGCAGGTTCGAGTCCTGCCATCGGCTGCGGCCGGTGTAGCTCAGTTGGTAGAGCGCTACGTACCGTCGCCGACCTGACCTCTGGACCCACAACTTCATACGCACCTCCCGGTGCGCAGGTAACGGTTACTTCTCCTGCTAAGAGGGAGACGCGGGTTCGAATCCCGCCGCCGGCTTCACGGCCGGTGTCGTCCAGCGGCCTAGGACGCCAACGTCACCGTCACCGACTTGATCTCGGGAGGCACAAGCGCCGGGTGCCCGGTGCGCAGGCAACGGATACTTCGATTTGGGATCGAGTGGTCCAGGTGCAAATCCTGGCGGCCGGCCCGGGGGGTCGGCTGTGGTGTAACAGCAGCACGCTTACGTACCGTCGCCGTCTTGATCTCGGGCACCCTCGCTTCCCGCCTCCTCCAGCTCCAGCAGAGGAGGCGTTCTCATGTCCCGGTTCAACACCCGCACTTCGCGCCCGGTCGCACGCGGCCCGGTCGCCACGACCGGCAAGCCCACCACCACCCACGAGGGCGGCACCGCGTTCGTCCGCGACGCCCGCAGCGACCTGTTCCTGCTCGCCGTCACCAACATGGTCGGCCAGGACTCCTTCTACGAGAGCGCAGGCGACCGCGACAACCGGTTCCGCCAGCTCATGCGCCAGCTCGCCGTCGCGGACCCTGCGTGGACAGCCGCCCTGCTCGGGTGGCTGCGCGGCTCGGCGAACATGCGGTCGGCGGCCGTCGTCGGCGCCGCCGAGTTCGTGCACGCGCGTCTCGCGGCCGAGCAGGCGGGCTACCTGGTCCCCGACACCGCGACGGCCAGCAGCGAGGGCGGCGGCTGGAACCGGCGTGTCGTCGACTCCGTCCTCCAGCGGCCCGACGAGCCCGGCGAGCTGCTCGGCTACTGGACGCAGCAGTACGGGCGCCGCCTGCCGAAGCCGCTCAAGCGCGGGATCGGCGACGCTGTGCAGCGGCTCTACAGCGGCAAGGCCCTGCTGAAGTACGACACCGCGGCCCGGGGTTACCGGTTCGGTGACGTCCTCAACCTGGTGCACGCCGCACCCGCGCCGGACAAGCCCTGGCAGGGCGACCTCTTCCAGTACGCCCTCGACCGGCGGCACCACCCGGACACGGCCGTCCCGCCCGCATCGAACCGGACGCTGTCCGCGCGCCAGGCCCTCATGGCCCTGCCGGTGGGGGAGCGCCGCGCGCTCGTCACCGGCCCCGACGGCGCCGCGCGCCTGGCCGAGGCGGGCATGACGTGGGAGGCACTGGCGGGCTGGCTTCAGGGGCCGATGGATGCTGCGGTGTGGGAGGCCGTCATCCCCTCCATGGGGCTGATGGCGCTCACCCGGAACCTGCGGAACTTCGACGAGGCGGGTGTCTCCGACGAGATGGCGGCCTCGATCGCGGCCCGGCTCGCCGACCCCGAGGAGGTTCGCCGCTCGCGGCAGTTCCCGTACCGGTTCCTCTCCGCCTACCGGGCGGCGCCGTCGCTGCGCTGGGGCCACGCCCTGGACCAGGCCCTGGCCGCGTCCACCGCGAACATCCCGGCCCTGCCCGGCCGGACCCTGGTCCTCGTCGACACGTCGGGGTCGATGATGGGCACCGTGTCCGCCAAGAGCCAGATCCGGCATGTCGACGTGGGGGCCCTGTTCGCGGTGGCGCTCGCTGCGCGCGGCTGCGACGTAGACCTCGTCGGCTACGCCAACGGCGCGTTCACGCACCCACTGGCCAAGGGTGGCAGCGTGCTGCGCCAGACCGAAGCGTTCTGCCAGAGGCTCGGCGAGGTCGGACACGGTACGGAGACCGTGGCAGCTCTCCGGGCCTCGTACGACAGGCACGACCGGGTTGTGATCATCAGCGACATGCAGGCGTTCGCCCACCCGGGCGGTGGCGCGCCCTGGCCCTTCCGGGGCAGCTACCGGCCCGTGTCCGTGTCGGACGCGATCCCGGCCGACGTGCCCATGTTCGGCATCAACACCACTGGGTACGGGCCCGCGTCCATCGACACGAGCCAGCCGAACCGGTACGAGGTCGGCGGATTCTCCGACCAGCTGTTCACGACGATCGCGCTGCTGTCGCGCGGCCGCGACGCGGGCTGGCCGTGGGAGGTCTGATGGCGTCCAGCTCCGCTGTCCTCGGGCGGCGAGGCCAGCGTTGAACATCGCCCCCCCGCCGCGTCCTCCGCGCGGCGGGGGGCTCTCTCATGCGGGCGCCGGCCTCAACGGCAACGGCCCCCACCGTTAAGGAGAGGGCCGTTGAGCGGGTCCCCCGGTGCGGGCCCGGGGTACCGTTCTGAGTGTCGAGTTCAGAACGGAGACCAGTATGCCCCGGCACTCTGTAGAGCACACAGGCGCGCGCATTGCGCACGCTCGGAAAATTCGTCGTCTGACCCAACGCGAACTGGCTGATCTCTCCCACGTCTCCTACAGCACCATCACCAAGGTCGAGCAGGGCATCATGCCGGCCAGCCCTTCGGTGATAGGGGCACTCGCCCGCGCGCTGTCGGTGCCCGTCTCAGACCTCAACGGTCAGCCCTACCTCGACGAGCTGCGCCATGACCAGCTTGACGGTCTCATCAACCCGATCCGGGAGGCGCTCAACATCTACGACCTCGGCGCCGACCCTGACCTGGCCCCGCGTCCAGTCGAGGAGCTGGAAGCGGACGCCGATCGGCTGTGCGCCATGGTCCGCGCGACGAACATCAAGCAGGTGGCCGCAGAACTCCCGTCCCTCATCCATGAGGCGACGAACCGAGCGCACACCAGCGGCACCACGCGCACCTGGCAGCTGCTGGCCAGCACCTACCGGACCGCGTACGACGTCACGACCAAGTTGGGCTACCCGGACCTGTGCACCGTCGCCCTGGACCGGATGGACTGGGCGGCGCAGCGCGCCTCGGACCCGGTGCTCGGCGGCATGCGCCAGTACCTCCGCGCGCTGGCCTACCTGCGGGCCAGCGACTACAAGACCGGCAAGCGGCTGGTCGGACTCGGTATGTCCACCCTGGAGCAGGCGGAGCACGGCCGAGTCCTGGACGTCGTCACCGGACAGCTACACCTCGGCGCCGCTGTGCTGGCTGGCCGGGACAAGGACAAGGAGACCGCCGAAGGGCATCTCGCTGAGGCGGCTCGGATCGCGAAGCGCACTGGGCCGGCCGAGAGGGTGTACTGGCTGTCCTTCGGGCCCACGAACGTCGGTGTGCACCGGGTGAGCGTGCTCGCCGAGCTGGACCTGTACCCGGAGGCCGTGCGCCAGGCGGAGGACACGGCGATCCCCGACGACTGGCCGCCATCCCGGCTCGCCCACCACCACGCCGAGGTCGCCAGGGCCCAGATGTGGACCGGCCAGACCGACGCAGCGTTCAAGAGCCTGCTCATCGCCCGGAAGCTGGCTCCGCAGCAGACCCGTTATCACCCGACGGTCCGCGAGACGTACGCAGGACTGGACGCAGCCAGGCGTCAGATGCCGAACAGCTTCACCAACTATGGCTCCTGGCTCGGCATGTGACTGACTGTTAAACGTTGGCCCTAGCTATCAGTGAAGACTGATAGTTAGGGCCTTTTCGTGTCGGCATCCTGCTAACAGACGGACCCCCGCGACCGCGCCACGGTCCGGGGGCTGGCCAACGCTCATTCCAGTGAGGGAGCGTCGACATGACAAACGGTACAGGCCGACTGCGAGGACGGACACGAGGTCCGGCCATGACGATCAAGGTGTACACGGTCACACGCGACGGCAGCGTCACGCCCCCGCGCGCCACCGTGTCCGTGCCTCGCGGATACGTGCCGCCGCCCGAGCCGATGAACACCATGCTTCCCCCGTGCGCCTGCCCGTGGCACCGCGAGGCCGGTGATGCACGATGACCAGAGCAGCGGCAAACCCCGCAGCCGGCCGGATCGACACCGCGCCCATGCTGGAGACAGCGGCCCAGCTGCTCGGCCCGGACGATGGGCCCGACGTCCTGCCGCCGGTCGCGCCCGAGCTGGAGACGCTCACCGCGCTGCTGCGAACGCATCTCGGACTGCTGATCCCCGCGGTTGAGGCGCAGGCTCAGCAAACAGATGCTGACAGCATCCCGAAGTTCTGCGCGCTCGCCTGCGTCGGCGAGGCGACCAGGAAGCTGCGGATCGGGGACGGCTGCACACCGGACGTCCGCGTCGCGGTGGCGCGCAAGCTCGCCCGCTGCGTCAGAGCCTTGTGTGACCACTACGAGCAACTCGGCGGCGGGAACCGGTGACCGCCTTCGTGCGATTCTGTCGCCCCTGCGGTAAACCGATCACCGACGAGGCCGACGCGGTCCTGATCGCGTCCCAGGAAGTCTCCTCGGGGCCAGGCTGGAACATTTGGGCGCACCCACAGCACCGCTACGAAGCCATCGAGATGGCTCTGTCGGGCATGGGCGTGGTCCCTCTCCTCATCGCCGGCGGGAGCCGACGGTAATGAGATCAATCTGCGCCCTGCTCATCTACGTGGTGGCCGTGACCGGCCCCGTCCTCGCCGTGGTGCTGGCGCGGACCTCGCACTGACGCACCCCCATGGCGGCCGCTCCGGGTCAGGGCCGCACCCACCAGCCCCGTCGCGCTGCGGAACGGAAGCCGCGACGCGACGGGAACGCTCGCCCCGCCGCAGGAACCGGAAGACCTCGGCGGGGCGAGCACCGGAACGAGAACAGCCGCAGTCGAAGGAGACAGCGAGTGACGAGCGACCGGCACGAGGACCCGACGGACACTCCGAATGAGGAGACTCTCCCGGTTCCACCGCCGTTCATGTTCGGGTGTGACCAGTGCGCGGCACTCCTGGTCGGCCTCGCTGAGAAGATCCGCGCGGACGTCGGCTGCTTAGACCAACAACTCTTCATCTCCCGCCACATCGTGGAGGCCCACTCCGACGACGTGCCCGCCCCGCACACCCGCCTCTGCGACATCTGCCCCTCGTACGCCGGACGACCGGATGTCGCGATCCTCTGGGCCGAGCACCGAGCGCGCGACCTGTTCCTGCCGGAATCCATCGCGCGGCTGCTCTAGGTCGGCGCCCACCACGATCTCCGCCCGGCAAACGGGCGGTATCCATCAGTAACCGAACCAAGGAGTGCAACATGATCGTTGCCGACATGCGGGAAGCGTTCCCGCTCGCGCCCGAGGGCGGGCGCATCCCCCACAGCACGGAGCCGGCCTCGAACACCAGCAGCCGGCCGTGGGCCCTGCGCTTCGCCCGTACGCCCGACGCCTCCCAGGCGACCGTCCTGCCGCTCGCCGTCTACGACGAGGAGTTGCAGATGTCCGTCGGCCTGTACGACGGCCCGCTGCCGTACATGCAGACGCACACGCCGACCGTCCCGGACGGCAACGTGCAGAACCCGCCGCCGCTCGATGAGGGTGCGAAGGACTGA